GAATCAATGAATAGATTTGTTGAAATGAATGAAATAGGACAAATATTATTAGATAAATTTCCACAACATCAAAATAAAATTCAAGAATATATTAAAACAATAGAAATAGAACCTGAAAACTATGAATATTTAACTTACCATCACTTATTAGATGACTTTAAAAATTTTGTTAGTTTAAATGAATTAGAAATAAATAAACATTTCCAATTTGATTCTAACATTATGAAAGAAATTAATATGTATTTTAATGAATATTTTATTCAATGGTTAGAAAAACATGTTACTAATATTGATGAAGATATATGGCAATATTTACCTGAATATTATGATAATATTAAAAATATAATGTATAATGATGATCAATTTGATCATGATCAATTTGATGATGATATGGCTGAAGAATATTTTAATTTGAACATGTTAAAAGATGTTAAAAATAAATTATGGAAAAAATATTTTGAAAATGTAAATATAAGTAAAATAAAAAAGGATATATATCAATATATTAAAAAATATAATTGGCCAATTTATGATATAGATGAAGGAATTAAATCATTTTTTAGATGGGATAATAATTTTGATGATATGTATGCTCCAATTATTGTAGAACCCTTTATAGAAGAAGTTTTAGAAGAAGTTATATCTAATTATGATCATGGTGATCGTATAAATGAATTAGAAATAAATAAACCTGAACCTAATTCTAATTTGTTTTACAAATTAAATAAAAATAAAACAGAAGTTTGGAATACATTATTAAAAAAACGATATGGAGACTTAGTCTTATCATATTATGATAATTTTAATCCTGAAACAGATATAAAATTTGAATTAGGTGATTGGAGTGGGGAAAAAGAAGCAAATGTAGTATATTTAAATTTTTCTGAATTTGAGATAGGTTGGGAAGCTTCAATTGATGAGAAATATTTTAATATTAATGATGATGAAATAATAGATATTAAAGAATTTAATATAAAGGGTTTAAAATTTTATTACATAACTTATGATGTATAATGACTAAACTACAAGATATAGCACTAGCAAAACAGACTTTAAAAAATAAAAACTTTATTAAAAAAATTAATAAAGATAAACAAAAAGCTAAAACCAAACGATTAAAAAGTTTAGGTAAGGATCCAGCTTTGTTATTTTTACCTATGGCATCTGAATTGATGCTTCAAAAAATAGTTGATATAGGAAATATATTTTCTAATTTAGACAATGATATTGAACAATTAAATGATGATATAGATAATTTTAATAATACTCAAATTGGGGATAAACAAAGTTTAATTAATCGTAAAAATGCTTTATTAAATCAAATAAATTCAGTTGAAAAGAAAATAGATTCTATTAATAAAATTTTAAATCAATTAAAAACAGTTGTAACTATTTTTCAAACTATAACAATAACATTAAAAGCTCTTCCATTACCCACATTAACACCTGGTGTTACTGCTGGGTTGATTAATACTCTTAGTAGTTTATTAGAAAAAGCTAACAAAACTATTACAGCATTTAAATCTACAATTAATTTAATAGAAGCTGAATTAAATCAAATTAAAGTAGATTTGGTAGAACTAAAATCTCAAATTAAATTGATTGAAAATAAAATTGAAAATAAAATAATTCAACAAAGTAATCAAACACAAACATTACCAGAATTTGAAGATATTTTAAAACAACAAGTTCAAATTGGATTATCTCCGGTAACATATAATGGATTTAAATTTGCTATTAAAGAGGAAACAACACCTGGATCACCAATAGTTAGCGGATTTAAACGTCACTATGCTGTAGCTATAGATACCAATAATGTTGAAGTACTTAAAACCGATGTATCTTTTACATTAGATACTCAAGTGTTAATTGATCAACTTATTTTTCAAATTGAACAAAATAATTTAAAACCTTAATATTTATATATAATGAAATCAGAAATATTCAAAAAATTAATAAAACAATGTGTTAAAGAAGCGATGCGTGAAGAATTACCATTAGTATTGATGGAATATCAACAACGTTCTACACCTGTTATAACTGAAGATATGAAACCTTTATTTCGAAATCAGGCAGCACCTGAAGAAATTAGAGAAGTTCGTAATAATATGAAAAATAAAATGTCTGAATTATTTGGTTTACCAGAACAACAATCTTCAGTTGAATTACCAGTTGAAAATGAAAATCCATATTTATCATTTATAGCAGATTCAGCTAAAAGTTTAACACCACAAGAATTAGCAGGTCTCAAGAACTATGGTTAAATTAATGTCTCTCATATCAGAATTGGAAATCAATAATCCTAATAAAATAAAACCTTATAAACAAAATGAGTCATGGTTTTATTTTAAAGATGATGAAAAAGATTACCATAATTTTCATTATGGTGGTTATTGGTATGCACCCAATGATAAATTTTATACAAGATACCCAGAAGGAACAGATAGTATAGAAGCTAGAGCAGCTATAGAATATTTAAAAAGACATAATATACCCTTTAAAGTAGAAGATAAAGAAGTTAAATTTGATGGAAAATATGTTAATTTTGATGGTTTTACTAAAAGTCGTCCTATAATAAACGAATTAGGAATTAATAATCCTTCAATAACATCCTTAGATCAAATTGCTCATAAAAGAAATATAGGATCTTGGACCTTACCTGATGATATAGATAGATCTACTTTTATTTCAAATTTAGAAAGAATAATAAAATTTAATAAAGGTAGATACGGTAATTTATTAAATAAGTTTATTAAACCTAATAGATCATATATAATTACTAAAGATATTACCACAGATGAATTAAATGATTATACAGATGATTATTATATAGGAAGAATGGCTCATAATAAAATAAAACTCATATGTAATTCATTAAAAATAGAATTAAAAAATATGCGTTTAATATCAGGAGCTTTTTTTAAATCTAATTTAGAATCTAACATATATTCATCTTATCGAGGAGGTGGCTATATATTAAGTACAGGTTATTTTATTTATTTAAAAATTGATAATTTAATATTTTATAGTAATGGTACAACTTGGTGTGTGTTAACACCTAGTCAAAAAATTATATATTTTAAAGATATAAATATAAATAATCAAAAAGATAAAAGAGTAAATAATAAACAAGTATCTGATTCATTACCCTCATATGGATCAATTGAATTTAAAATAACTGGTTTAAGAAATAATGTTGTATATTTTGATATGATAGATAAAAATCAAAATAAAATATATAATAAAGGTAATATTAAATATGATAATACAGAAGAAAGAAAATATTCATGGAATGATAAATTATATACATATATTAATAAATGTGTATTAACATTAGATCAACCTATTAATGGTATAAATGTAAGTTTTAGAAAAAAAGAACTTAATTTAAAAGGAGAAGAAAAGTTAAAAATAGGTTCTAGATTAGATAGTAGTATAATATGGAATATAGAATCATATTTAAAAAAACAAACTAATAAAAAAATAGAACCTATAGATAATGATAATGAAATTACTAAATTGATTAATGAATTAGGAGTAAATAAACCTTTTTATATTGGAAATAAAAAAGAAGATTGGGATTTAGAAGCATTAAAAAAAGAAAGTAATGATAATCCATCAATGTTTAAAATGTTTATATCAGCTATTGAAACATTAAATTTACCTATAAATAAAAAATTTAATAAAAAATATATTGAAGATAGATTATTAGAATTATTAAAGGATAGTAGTAGTATAGATGTAACTATCAATTTTTTATTAAAATATAAAATAATAAAATAATGCCCATAACACAAACATTTCAAGTTAATCCAAATGTGTTAAATCCAAATATTGGAGTGGGTATAGCTATTCCTTTTAGTGTTCCATCAGCGTTCAGAACTACATATAGTCATAAAGAACAGATTAAATATAATTTAATTAATTTATTATTAACTAATAAAGGTGAAAGATTATTTAATCCAAATTTTGGAACTGACCTTAGAAAACAATTATTTAATCAATTAATTGATGATAATTATGAAACAACTGTAGAGGATATTAAATTTTTAGTTAAAGCTTATTTTCCTGATATAGTTATTAATAAAATAGAAATATCATCTAACCCTGATAATAATATGTTAACGTTTTTACTTGATTATAGTATTAAATTAACACAGGAAAATGATAATATTTCAATTAATTTTGAACAATGATAAAATTATTAGACATATTAAATGAATTAGGGATAAATGAATAATATTAGAAATATAACATATCTTAACCGTAATTTCGAATCTTTTCGTAGCTCATTGCAGGATTATGCTAAAACATACTTTCCTGCATCATACAATGATTATTCAGAAGCATCAATAGGAATGATGTTTATAGAATTAGCATCTTATGTTGGTGATAATTTATCGTTTTATTTAGATACACAAACACAAGAAAATCAACTAACTTATACTAAAGAATTAAACAATATAGTTAATATAGCATATACATTAGGTTATAGACCTAAAATGTCTTATGCCTCAAATACTGAATTAAGTGTATTTCAATTAGTACCTAATAAGACTGTTTCTGGTTCATTATTACCAGATTATGATTATGCTTTTAAAATTAATCCAAATGTTTCAATAAATAGTACTAATGGAATTAATTTTATTACTACTGAAAATATTGATTTTACTAATATTTATAATACAACTTCTAGTTATTATGATGCAAATTATTTTTTATTAGAAACTAAGGTTAAAGCAATTTCAGCTGAAATAAAAACAGCAACTTTTACATTTACATCTCCAGTAAAATTTGATAGTGTTAATATAGCTGATTCTAACATATTGCAAATATTAGAAGTTACAGATAGTAATGATGATACTTGGTATGAAGTTCCATATTTAGCTCAAAGTTTTATTAATATTAACTCATTAAACAATAGTGCTGATAGTGGTTCAGCCCCATATGTGTTAAGTTATTTACATACACCTCGTAGATTTGTTAGTAGATTTATTGATAATGAAACTTTACAATTACAATTTGGTTCAGGCACTTCAGTATCTTCTGATTCAGTATTATTACCTAATCCAAATACAGCTCAATTAGGTATTAATCCTCATATTTTTAATCCTACTAATAATTATAATAAAGCAAATACATTTATAGCTCAAGAATATGGTGTAGCTCCATCAAATATGACTTTAACAGTAACATATTTAGTAGGAGGAGGAATAGTTTCAAATATTGCTTCAAATAATATAAATCAAAAATCATTTACATTAAGTAACTCAGATGTATCATTTAATAATATAGTTAAAGATATAAATGACCCTTTACAACAAAATTTATTTACTAATTTAATATTTAATAATAATGAACCTTCAACAGGAGGACGAGGTGCTGACACTGTTAATGAAATTAGATTAAATACATTAAACTCATTTTCATCTCAAAATAGAGTTGTTACTAAAGAAGATTATATTAATAGAACATTATCAATGCCTAGTGAATTAGGAGTTATTTCTAAATGTTATTTAGAAAATACAAATCAAGTATTATCTGATAATAGTATAAATTATAATGCAATTGATTTATATATATTAGGCTATGATTCAAATAAAAATTTAACCCAAGCTTCTACTACATTAAAACAAAATTTAGTAACATATCTTAATAATTATAGAATGGCTACTGATGCAATTAATATTAAAAATGCTTTTACAATTAATATAGGCGTTGAATTTGACATTATTTCAATTCCTCAAGTATCTAATAGACAAGCTATAAACAGTTGTATAAACGCGTTAAAAGAATATTTTTCAATCGATAAATGGAGTATTGGTCAACCTATAGTAATAGCAGATATATATTCACTATTACTTAAAGTAAGAGAAGTACAATCAGTACAAAACATTAAAATTATTAATAAACAAGGTGGTACTTATTCACAATATGGTTATGATATAGTTGCAGCTACTAGAAATAATATTGTTTATCCATCATTAGATCCTAGCATATTTGAAATTAAATATATGGATGATGATATTAAAGGACGTTGTTCATCAATATGATTAAATTAACACAATTACTTAATGAATTGGGTATAAACGAACCAAATAAATTAATACCAGGTAATAAATATAAAGTATGGAATGATACATGGAATAAATGGGAAATTCTAGAATTTGAAAATGAATATTCGAATACTGGGAGTATATATTTTAAAACAAATACAGGAAATATAGGTGTAAACAAAAAATATTATTTAAAAAATAAATGGATTAAACCTTATAAAGAAGAAATTAATGAATTAGAAGTTGAAAATCCAAACAAAGATTGGAAGAGAGTTTGGGCTATGTATTGTTATTTAAGACAGGATTATCATTGGGATGAATTATATGAAAAAGTATTTAAAAAATATGATAACGATCCAAAATATAATCTTAAGTATAATCTTAAGGGTGGAAGTATACCATCATTTGTAAAGAATTTATCCCAACAAGACTTAAATAAATTATATAAAGAATTAAAACAATTAGATACATATGGCAAATAAATTAAACATAGATGATTTTATAAAACAAGGACATGTTTTAGGTCCTGATGAAGTAGACCCAATTACTGGTAAAATTTCCAATACAGTATACAACATGGAAAGTTTTAATAAAGACATGAATAATATATATAAGGTATATAGTAATATGACTAAATTTAAAGGAGCATCTAATGAACATGTTAAAAACTTAGCTAAAAAAATAACTAAAGACTTAGCACAAACTGTTAAAGATATAAAAGAATTAGGAGCTCATATTAATCTTATTAGACAAAATTTAATTGAAAATGATTAAACTAATATCTTCTTAATATTTATTAAAAACAATAATTATGATATTCAACAAAGCAACATTAGACTTAATCAAATCATTTGAATCATTACATGATGGAGATTTAAAACAAGTAGGATTACAACCAAAATTAGACCCAATTGGAATATGGACAGAAGGTTATGGTCGTGCCATGATTGATCCTAGAACAAAACAATTTTTAAAAGGTTCAAAAAATGAAGCTTATGCTAATTCAATTAGAACAATAAAAACCGAAGCTGAAGCTACCGTTGCATTAAGTGAAGATTTAGTTAAATATGGTAATATAGCTAAAAATACATTAATTGAAGTATATTGGAATAAATTAAATGAAAACCAACAAGGAGCATTAGTTTCATTTGTTTATAACTGTGGTACAGGTAAACCTCCATATAAAATATTTGAAAATATTCGTAAATATTTATCTAATTTAATGCCAGAAAATAAATTGGTGGAGTATTGGAAATCATCAGTTATTAAAGGTGGTGGTAAAGTTTTAAATGGTTTAGTACGTAGACGTAAGGCAGAAGCACAATTATTTATATCTTAATGATTAAACTATTACAATTATTAAATGAGTTAGAAGTAAAAAATCCAAACGAACCCACTAAAGAAGGGTTTATTAAATATGTTAAAAACTATTACCATATTTTAAATAAATTAGATCCATTAATTCAACAAAGATATGCTAAAAAATATTTCAATGGTTTAGCTGATATAATAATTAAAGAACTTAGTAAATTGGGTAAAGCAAATGAAGAATTTATGAATTGGTCTAATTTTAAGAATTGGATTAAAGGTATAGATAAAGAGGATTTACCATACGGATCATCTGGTTCATTCGTTACAGCATTATTTGATACCGATTATATTTATGATGAAGGTGATGTATGGGGTTTAACAGAAGAAGAATGTGAAGATTTAGCTTTAAATAGCCATAAGTTTTAATATTTATATGTATTAACATACATATTATTATGGCTATATATAAATTCTTCCCAACTAAAACATCAACATTATATTCATATTATCCTGATAAAAATACAGGATTAGATGAAATAACGGATATTAGTCTATATCATTCAGTAGATGACACATATGAAGTATCTAGAACATTAGTAAAGTTTGACTTAAATGAAATTCAAACACTATTTAGATCAAATAATATAGCAAGTGGTAGCATTAGTGCTAGTTTAAGTAATATCCCATATTCAGCTTATTTAAAATTATATTTAGCTAAAGCATCTGAAATACCATTGGAATATGATGTAATATGTTATCCAATATCATCGAGTTGGGAAATGGGTACTGGTAGATTAGCAAATGACCCTGAAACAACTAATGGAGTTAGTTGGAAATGGAGAGATAATTTAAGTGGTTCATTATGGTACACACCGCCCTTTTACAATTCAGTACAGGTTGGTCCTAATGACTATTTATATCCTAGTTCATCATATCAAACAGGTTCTACTGCTGGAGGAGGAACATGGTGGGATCACTTTAATTGGGCTACAGGAGCAATATATTTTGCAACTTCTCAATCATTTACACATTCAGATTCTAAAGATATAGAATTAAATATAACTCATCAAGTTAAATCATGGTTAAGTAATTTATATGAAAATCAAGGTACTTTATTGAAACAAAAAGTTGAATTTACAAGTGGTTCTACATATGAAACCAACTATTTTACATCTAATACTCATACGATATACCCACCATGTTTAGAAATAAGATGGGTTGATGTTATTTACAACCCAAATACAGGCTCTGTAATTACTGGTAGCAACGTAGTTGTTAATATATCTAATAATAAAGGTGAATATCAACAAGATTCAGTTCAACGTTTTAAAGTTAATGTTAGAGATAAATATCCCATTAGGTCTTTTCAAACATCTTCTGTATATTTAAATAATAAATTATTACCTACATCTTCTTATTGGGCTATAAAAGATTATAATACTGAAGAAATGGTTATAGATTATGATACTTCTTATACAAGAATAAGTGTAACTGATGAAAATTATTTTGATGTGTATTGCTCAGGACTTGAGCCTGAGAGATATTATAAGATATTAATCAAAGTAATAATAAATGGAGAAACAATAGTATTTGACAATAACAACATATTCAAAGTAGTTAGATGATAAAATTAACACAATTAATTAATGAGTTGGAAATTAATAATCCTATAAATTATAAAATTATTAATAAAGCTTGGAAAGAATTAACTAAAAGAAGTAATTTTGATATTGGTGGAGGATGGAATAATGATCAAAGAAATGAATGGATTTTTTTATATAATGAATTTATACAGGACCTTTATACATTTCATAATCAATATAAATTTAATAGACTTTATTTTAATGGTGATTTTTCAATTTATCCTATAAAAGATGTAACTCCACTTTATACACAAATGTTAAAATTACTTAAATTAAGAAAACAATATGAGTAACATTAAAATACAAACACAAACATTAGGAAATAATTACTCTAAAGTAATTGATACTGAATTTAAAACATTTAATCAACAAAATATTCAAGATGTTAATATTATTACAATAGATAAATTTTTTGAATATTATGATGAATTATTTTATCAAATTCAAAAAGAAGGAGATACTAATTCACATAATTATATTTTAAATAAAACTATAGAATATCTAGGAGTTAAATTAGCAGATGATGAATCTGTTCAAGCATTATTAGATGAAATAACAAGTCTTAAAATTCAAATGTTAGAAGATGCAAAAACATTATCTGATTTAAATACCGAAGTAAAAAATGCAAATTAAACTATTAAATATAATCAACGAACTTGAGATAAACAATCCTAATCCATCTTGGGAAGAAGTATATGATTATTATAGAAATAATATATTGTATAATGACAATGAATTTGGTGCTGGTAGTAAAGGTTGGGAAGAATATGAAAAGATTGAAAATTATTATTCACAAAAACAATGGTTCTATGGTCTTGATAAAACTAATTTTAAAAAATTATCTCAACCCGATTTAAATAAATTTTATAGAGAATTAAAACAATTAGTTAAAAAATACAATTTACCATACAATCCAGATAATGATGATGATGTATTAGCTGAATTAGAAATTGATAATCCTAATAAAACTGCTGAAGAAGTATATGATTATTTTATCCAAAACATTTGGGATAATTACAATGAATTTGGTGTAAGTACTAAAGGTTGGGAAGGATATGTAAAAATAAGAAATAAATATAATATTTCTAACCCAAAGTATAAAGATGATTACCAAAAATTATCTCAATCAGATTTAAACAAATTATATAATGAAATGAAACAATTAGTTAAAAAATATGCCACAAATAATATTTAAAGGAAATATAGAATTATCAAATGATATAAATCGTTTTAATCAAAATGATGTATTACTAATTGGTACTCAAAATGTAATTAATAATTTTAATCCAAATGTAGATTATATTGAATATATTATATATGATGCTGCTTTAAATTTATTAAATTTAGATTATAATTATAATTTATATAAGTTACCATCTCAAGGTTCTTCATTAAACAATAATTCTACATATTCAACATTAGAAATAAATCCATTATTTGATTTACAACAATATTATGAAATTGGTGAATTTAAAACTCAATATAATTTTTTTAAAAAATGGATTTCAAATCCTCAAGATTTAGAATTATTTATAAAAGAAATATCACCTGACAGAACTGAATTAAAAATATCTTCTGTTAATATAAATAATTTACAAGATCAATTTAATAAATTAAATAATGATAAAAATTTAGTACCTTATTTAAAACCATATTTATTAAATTTTGGTAATAATAATGTAAAATTAATAACAAATATTGCTTGGGATAATGGATTTATATTAGTAAAATTATATGAACCTTTATCTAATGATATAAATATAAATAGTACATTATGTATTGTAGAAGAAATATCAAATTCTACAATTTTTGATTTAATATTAACTAGTGAAACTTTAGCTGATCCTTTACCTAACTTAAGAGGTCCTAATTTTGACCTTGAATTAGATATAAAAAATACTACTCCTACTAAGTATGAATCTACTAACTCATTATTATCTAATTATAGTGGTTCATCTATTCAATCTATTTTAAATAAAATAAATTTAGCTGAAATAGAAATAAATGTTAATTATAGTAGTAGTTATGAAAATTTTATTAGATTTAGTTCTGCTGAAAAACGTTTAAATAATTTTTATAATAAAATTAAACAAATTGAAGATTATAATACATTTATAACTCAATATAGTGGAAGTATCCAACCAAATATATTAGTACAAGTAGGTCAATATTCATCTAGTATTAATGATATTATAATTAAATTTGATGGATATGAAAATTATTTATATTTTAATTCAGGTTCATCAACATGGCCTAAATCTAATATAAATCCACCATATGTTTTAGAATCTACAGGTTCAATAAATACATTAACATGGTTTTCAAGTAGTATTGATTCATCTATATATTATGATAATAATAATCCTAATAAATTATCAGATGCTATTCCTGAATACATTGCAATAGATGAAAATAATGAACCATATATTAATTTTATTGATATGATAGGTCATTATTTTGATAATATTTGGATTTATATAAAATCAATTACTGATTATTACAAAAGTTATAATAATGTTGATAATGGTATTTCAAAAGATTTAGTATTTTTTGCTTTACAAGACCTAGGTATTAAATTATATAATACAAAGGAAGATGATGATTTATATAATTATATTATTGGTAATAATGGAGTTTTATCATCTCAACAATTAATTGCTGAGTTGTATAAAAGAATATATCATAATATTCCACTATTATTTAAAGGGAAGGGTTCATATAAAACTATTCAAGAATTAATTACAACTTTTGGCATTACAGGTAGTATTTTAAATATTAAAGAATACGGAGGTAATTCAAATACTGAAGCATCATTATTAGATTATAGTTCAAATAAAATAAGAATTATTGATAATTCTGTATATACAGCTAGTTATGGGTCTATATTACACCCAAAAATTAAATTAGCAGACGATGTATATGAAAATTATAAAAATGATGATAGCAGAGTAGATATAGCATTTTCACCTCAATATCCTATAGATTTAATAATTTCAGCTTCAATTACATCTTCTAATCCTAATTTTAGTATTGATGATTATTTGGGAGATCCTAGATATGAAATATCAAGTTCATATTATTCTTTAGATCAAATAAGAGCATCAGCTATATCATCTAGTTTTACAACTAAGTATGATATAAGAGGATTTATAGAATTATCTCAATGTTTTGATAATACTTTATTTAAAATGGTAAAAGATTATTTACCATTTAAATCTAATTTAAGTGAGGGTATTATTATAAAACAACAAGCTTTAGAAAGAATAAAATGGAAAAGAAATCTTCCAAACATTGATAATCAAACTATGTATGAAGCATCATATAGTACAGCTTCATTAAATAGTGATTATGATAATTTTTATTATTATTTACAAAATACTAAAGAACCATATTATAATGGTGAAATATCAGGTAGTAATAAAGATTTATATGGTGAATTTTTTATCCCCAATAATTTTAATCCTTACGCTTTATCAAGTTCTTTAAATTTATCTTTATTCCAACATTCTGATTATAACGTATTATTAAATAATATATCAGCTAGTAGATTATCTAATGTTAGAAGAAAAATAGAAATACAACCATATTCATCTCAAAATATATTAGTACCAACTGAAATACAAGATTCGAATTATTATGATACAGGTTTAAATAGATCTAGATATAATGGAACTAAATTAATTAGTGCCTTATATAATACATATACAGATGGAGATACTTCATTTGGTAAATCATCTACAATAGATATTATTAAAAATAATGTTTCATATTTTACTAATATTAAACAATCTTCATTATTATTAGCTAATGTCTCTCAATTAAAATTAAAATATTTAATTAATGAACAAAATAATGTTTTAGATTTAAATAATCAAAATAATAATATTGTTGATATACAAAATATTTTTAAATCTGGAGAAAATATTACTATATCTTATTTTGATAGTTCAGGTTCAATTAAACCTAGTAATACTAATATAGAAATATATAAAGGAGGATATGGTATAGATACAGTATTGTATAATTTAGGTAGTTCAGGTTATCAGAATTTTGAATTACCAAATGCTAGTGATACTATAGTTAGTGCATCATATGATTTAATAACTTCCGCTAGTATAACAGGAATATATCTTGCTTCATATACTATATATCAAAATGGAGTATTACATTCTATTACAGGTAGTAGTATAACTAATGATTTACTACCTTATGTAGTAACATCAAATTTATTTGTATTTGTATCTCATTCAGTTTATCCTACTACAAAATATCATAAATTAGTAAATGGTAATTCTGAATTATTAGCTAATATTCAAATAAGTGCTAGTTCACCTGGACCATCTTCATATGCAGTTGCATCATATGATTTTGTATTAGGAGGTAGTCCTCATCCAATATTTGGTTTAAATATTGATTCTTCTAGTTTTAGTTTACAAGGAACACATGAAACAAATTATTGTAAACATGGTGGTTCTATATATATGTCAACTGGATATGCTACCGGTGAAGAATGGTTATTTCCTAATGGGTTTACTAATTATTATCAAAATTCAGGTTCATTACCTTGGAAAGCAGCAGGTTCTAATAGAATAGTAGTGTTTCCTAAACTTATATCAGATAATTATGGAACATTTAGATATAATACTAATTTAAATACAAATGTATTTGATATTAATTATACTAATTTTACAATAGATAAAGGAGATAAATTTTTAGTATATCCTATTGATTATGCTATTGGATTATCTGCAAATACTCAATATCATGATAGAACATACATATTTAAAGAATATAATATAATAAATGTATATTTTACACCTTTTTTAGGTGATAATTATTTAACTATAGTTGTTGATCAAGATTTACCTAATTTTACTACAGGTTTACCTTATAATACAGATGATAAAAAATACATACCATATTATGCTGTACAAAAAATAGTACCAGATGAAACATCTATATTATTAAAATCTACTAATTTCTCAGATTCAGAAAATCAAGGTATAGTATATCCACAATATGTTAATGAAAAATTAAAAGTTAAATCAGGTGATATTATTAAAAATCTTAAATCTCAAAATCTAATATGATAAAACTAACACAATTAATTAATGAATTGGATATAAATGAACCTATTTATAATATTAATAAAGCTTTAAAATTATATGAAACAATTATAAATAATAGAGGATTTTATAGGGGTACTATAGGGTATAATAAATTAAAAGATTTATATTATATTACTCAAATTAACAATAATATATCTAAATCCAACACTAGTATACCCTATGTTATTAAAAATATAAAAGGAAGTGAGTTATATAAGTTTTATAAAAATATGTTAGAATTATATAATAAATATAAAGTTTAATATAACTTGGAAAACAGATTTAAGTTTCGTATATTTATCAATATAAATAACAATTAAAATGGCTTTAATAAATAAAATAGGAGGAACATCAATAAGTGGTTCTGGTTCAGTTACAGGCTCGTTTTTAGGATGTATAGTAGCCCAAGCTATTACATTTACTGGATTAAAAGATGGTAATGGTACCGTATTAGCTACTAGTACTAGTCCTTTAACATTTGGTTCAGGTGTAAATATTAATTTGCTTATAACTAGTGCATCTATATCAGCTGGAGCAGCAATATTTTATTCTTAAATTAATTTAAATAATATAAAACAACATGGCAATTTTAAATAATCAAACTATTAGTATAGACGCTATTCTTACAAAAAGAGGTCGTGAACTTTTAGCTCGTAATGATGGATCATTTCGTATAACCCAATTTGCATTAGCAGATGATGAAATAGATTACACATTATATAATCCAACACACCCAAGTGGTTCAGCTTATTATGGTGAAGCTATAGAAAATACACCTATATTAGAAGCTATACCTAATGAATCACAAATAATGCGTTATAAGTTAGTTACTTTACCTCGTGGAACAAGTAAATTACCTGTAATTAGTTTAGGTTATACTTCAATAATATTAAAACAAGGTGCTTCATTAACTATTACACCTCAAACATTAAATTATTTAGGTTCAACAAGTACATATGAATCAAGTGGTTATATATTAACAGCTGCTGATGGTAGATTATTATCAACATTTGCAGGAACTGGAATAAATAATTTACCTGTTATAGATGGGTTAAATCAAACATCAGGAACAGTATTATCATTATCAGCAGTAGGAACTTCATTTACATTGACAGGTACTACAATAGATACATTGTTTCCTTCATTAACTCCTGGTACATTATTAACAACTACTATTACAGCTATAGGTAGATCAAGCGGCGCCCGCATCACCATTCCTTTAAATATTCAAAAAATATAATAAAAAATATGAGTTTTTCAAGATACACACCCGAAGATTCAGTAGTTAGTTCAGAAGCAGTAGTAACATCTATGTGGGCTAATAATGTTAATCCATTAACTACATTTTTTACATCTTCTACTTATACAGAATATAATGTAAATGTTTACCAAACTGGATCTGCTTTAACAGGTTCAGAAATTCAATTTAGCTTACAATATGCTCATGTTAGTGGTTCAGGTTCTGCTGCAATTAATGCTGTAGCTTCAACAACTAATTCACCCTCTAGAGTAATATATGGTGAATATAGAAATTTAATATTTGGTACAGAAACACAAAATTTTGTATTTAATAATGGAACTGGTACAACATCTGAAGATTTTTATGTAATAAATTTTTCAAGATCTAGATATAAAGAGAGCATATATCCTGGTTCATTAAGATTACAATTAACATCTACCTTTAGTTTAGCTTTAACAGATGATAGTTCTGTAACTTCAACTACTAACTTTATAGGAGAAAATAGATATTATAACATAGTTCAAACAGGTGCTTTAACAGGTACATCATTTGGATATTTATTTCCTGATTTAGATATAATATTATTAGATTGTTCTTTAATAGATTCAGTAATTACTTTAACGCCAAATAGAACTAGTAATACTTTAACGGATAATGCTAAGTTAATATTTAATGCTATAAAAGCAGGAGCTGGGTTTACATTACAATCACAAGAAACTGTATCATCTCGATATTTCTTTACAAGAGTAAAAAATAGTGAATTTAATTATACTACTAATCCATCTATTATAGATGATAATGGAAGTATAATTTATAGTACTTTAGTAAATAGTCCTCAAACATATATTACATCTGTAGGTTTATATAATGATAATAACGAATTATTAGCTGTTGCTAAATTGTCTAGACCATTATTAAAAGACTTTACCAAAGAACAACTTATAAGAACCAAATTAAGTTTTTAAAACTAATAAATGTCAGTATTTAAACAAATAAATAAATCTGATATATATCAGGATAATATTGTATCTAATAAGCAATGGTCATTTGCTTATACAGCTTCATCTTATGATGAATATATTAAATGTTATACAGGAATTTGTACTTCTAGTTTATTTATTAGTGGAACTATTACTGGTGTAGAACAATTAGAATATAATAAAATAAACCAATTGTTTTATCATCAATATAATAATTTAAATTTACCTTATCCTCAAGATAGAATAAATTCATTATATTATATTTCAGCTTCTAATTATAGAAATACTAGTTCATATTTTAATTATAATGAAAACCCATTATTTGATAATTATTTTCCTACAAATGATGGGCAAACTATAAAATCTATTTATATAGATAAAGACATTTATGGAAACCAAGTATTACCTAAATCATTTATAGTATCATCATCAGATTATTATATATTAGATGATGGTTATGGTAATTTATTAGATTATAAGTACGCATTATCAGGTGCATTATATGTTTCAGGAGGTTATTGGGATTATAATTATGTTGAACAATATTCAAGTGGTTCAGGTATTCCTGTAGGAAATATTTTTTATGCTTTTGGATTATGTATAGTTACAAATCAACTATATCAAAACTTATTTCCAATGCCTTTAACAGGTTCATTAGTTTATTCTTTTAAAAATGAATGGAATACATATGAAAATTATATTTACTGTAAAATAAAAGCTGAAAATTTTAATTTAAGTTATAATCCAACGTTACTAAAATCAGGAAGTGCTGATGGAACAGTTTTAGATTTTGCTACAGGTTCATCATTTTCACCTTATATAACTGGAGTAGGTTTATATAATGATAATAACGAATTATTAGCTGTTGCTAAAATGGGACAATCTATTTATATTTCACCCGAACTTGATACAAACATAATTATTAAATATGATACATAATGATTAAACTACAAAAAATATTAAATGAATTAGGAATCAATAATCCTAAGCAATATAATTTAACTCAAAAAGGAATAGATGTAATAAATGATGTAAATATATTAGAAAAATTATTAGAAAAATATAACTTTAGTTTAGGGGAATTACAGGATTCAGAAGAATGGGTTATATCAGATATATTAAATAGTTGGTATGGGTTTAATCCATTATTCAATAAAATAAAACTTTCTAAAGATGAAATTATACAAAATTTAGAAAAAATGGATAAAAGTACTGCAAATGATATGTTTGAGAATATGGATACATATATAGAAGATGGATATATTGAATTTAAATAAAATAGAAGACGAATTAATAAATAATGAATCATTCAATATAGATGAATGGTATGGATTTATTTATTTAGTTAAAGATACAGTTTCAGGTAAAATGTATATTGGTAAGAAAAATTTCAAAACTAACCGAAATATTAAATTAGGTAAAAAAGAAATTAAAGCATTACCTATTACTAGAGGTAGAAAGGCTTCTAAAAAACAAGTAATAGCTGAATCTGATTGGAAAACATATTATGGTAGTGCTGATGTAATTAAAAATAATCCTGATAAATCAATTTATGAACGTTATTTACTCAAACTTGCTCGTTCTTCAAAAGAGCTCACTTACTTTGAATTAAAATATTTGTGTGTTTATGAAGTATTAGAAAAACCTGATTTATTCATTAATAGTAACATTTTAGGAAAAATATTTACAAAAGATTTAAGTCAAAATCTTTAATTTATCTTGTGTAAATGAAAGAAAATTCTATATTATTATACTCTACAAAAATATATTTAGTAACTAATTGTTACGGAGATCCAAATAAAGTCTACATAGGTAAAACTAAAAATTGTAGATTTATTAATCACAAAACAACATATGGTAATGAAATAACATATGATTATATAGACGAAATTGATTCATTAGATAAAAAAGATTGGAAACCACTAGAAACATATTGGATTGAGCAATTTAAACAATGGGGATTTGATGTTATTAATAAAAATAATGGTGGAGGTGGACCTTCATTTTTTACTGAAGAATCAAAGTTAAAACTTAGTAAAAGTAGATTAGGTTTTAAACATAATGAATTTACTAAGGAAAAAATGAGTAAAATACATAAAGGTAAACCTAAACCATTTGATGAAAATCATAAAATAAACCATAAAAATTCATATCAAACCATGGATAGAACATGGATAGATGATAAATGGAAAAACAATATATCCAAAGGTTTAAAAGGTAGAAAAGTAACATGGGATACTAGTGGAGGTAAAGAATGTTTAAGAAAAAAAGTAAATCAATATGATTTAGAAGGTAATTTTATCAAAGAATGGGAATCTATAAGTGAAGCATCTAAATATGTAAAAGGAGATATTAATTCATTTTTGAAGGGTAAACAAAAACAAGCAGGAGGGTTTATTTGGAAATATGCTTAATATAAATAACACATTATTAGATTTATTAAATCGTGTTTTAGGTGAAGAAGGGAAATATACTTCTAATGGTAATTATTCTTATCATTGCCCTATATGTAATCATCATAAAAGAAAATTAGAAATAAATTTAGAAACTAATGAAAAAGGAGAAAATCCATGGCACTGTTGGACATGTTTAGAAACAAAAGGCAAAACAGTCAAATCATTATTCAAAAAGTTAGAAGTTGCACCTGATAAAAACAATGAATTAAAATTAATTTTAAGACCAGGTTCTAAAAAACAACAAGCTCCTGAAGAACAAATTAAACTACCAGAAGAATATGTTTCACTCGTTGATATAAGTAATTTAAATAAAGTAGTTCAACTAGAAGCTCGAAGAGCAATACAATATCTTAAAAAACGTCATATAACAAAAGATGATATTCTAAAATATAATATAGGATTTTGTGAAAGTGGTAAATATTCAGGTAGAATAATTATACCATCATATGATGCTAAAGGTAAATTAAATTATTTTGTAGCTAGATCATTTAAAGAAGATGTATTTCCCAAATATAAAAACCCACCTATATCATCTAAAGTTATAGGTTTAGAACTATTCATTAATTGGGATGCACCAATAATATTGGTAGAAGGTATATTCGATGCCCTAACAATAAAACGCAATGTTATACCATTGTTTGGTAAAATAATTAATAATGCATTAATGGAAAAATTAGCTGAATCATCAGTAGATAAAATATATATATGTTTAGATCCAGACGCAATTAAATCTTCAATTAGATATGCTGAAAAATTGATGGATATGGGAAAAGAAGTATATTTAGTTGAAATTGATGGTAAAGATATTAATGAAATTGGTTATAGTCGATTTTTAAGTATCTTAGAAAAAACAAAACAACTAGATTTTTCCAAACTTATGCAATTAAAATTAAATTTGATTTAATAAAAATTTTAATGTATATTGGAGAAATTTTGAATTTATGAATAAAGGACAAAATATCCTACATAACACACACATAAAAAGAACAGTTGAATATAGTGAAGATTCAAAACAATTAAATGTTTTTGATCAACGTTTCTATAAAAGAAATAATGAATATTATCCATCAGTATCAACCATATTAAATTATTTTCCTAAAGGTAGATTTTTCGAAGATTGGATTAAAGCTAATGGTTTTAATTCTGAAATTATAGCAGCTCAAGCCGCTGATGAAGGTAGACAAGTACATGATGCTTGTGAACGTTTTATTAAAGGTGAAGAAATACATTGGATAGATAATATAGGTAACATTAAATATAATTTAGATGTTTGGAAAATGATTTTAAGATTTGCTGAATTTTGGAATCGTTATAAACCTAAATTAATAGCAACTGAGTATCATTTATTTAGTGATAAATATGAATTTGCAGGTACTGCTGATTTAATAGTTGAAATAAAAGATGAATTATGGTTATTAGATATTAAAACTTCTAATTCATTGCATACCACATATGAATTACAATTAGCAGCATATGCGACAGCATGGAATGAAACACATGATGTAAAAGTAATTAAAACTGGAATTTTATGGTTAAAAGCAGCTACTCGTACTGAAAAGGAATGGCAAGGTAAAGGATGGCAAATCAAAATAATAGATGAAATAGAAAAAAACTTTGATATATTTACTAAGGTGTATGATATATATCGTTTAGAAAATCCTAATGACAAACCTATAATATTACAATACCCAACATCTATTAAAATAGAATAATATTTATACGTATGAAATTATTTAGTAAAGACTGGTGGTCAAAACAATTACATAAGGAACAAATTCTTGAAGCTGATGAAATAAATGAATTGCAGATTAATAAACCTAAACCTGATTTAGAACGTCAAAAATGGAATAAATTATATAATGAATTATTACCTTTAGTAGAATATAATCAATTTAATTCATTTGATGATGTTGAGAATGCTTTCCATGAAATATTAGAACAAATACATAAAGAAGAAGGAACTAATATTAATGATTATATAGATGTTTGGAATGATAAACATTTTTATATAGCTTATGATAGATTTGAATTTATATATAAATGTAATTATAGTGATTTATATTCATTTTTTGCTGGATTAAAATTATATAAAAATAAAAATGAACTAAACGAACTACAAATTAATAATCCACGCAAACCTCAAGTAGGTAAAACATATGATATTAAATTATGGTGGACTGGTGATAATTGGAAAGAAAATAAATATTTGCAAAAAATATATGAACCTGATGATGAAACCATAGGTGGAGAAGAAGGATGGTATTGGTCTAATGGTTGGAAATGTGTTTCTATACCAAACAGTGATGATATAGCATTTGAAGATTATGTAAGTGGAGAACGTATCCCATATAATGAGGATGAAGAAATTCGTAAATCTAATGCTATTAATGAACTGGAAGTATTAAAACCAAAAAAATACATTCCTATAGTTAAACCAACTAAACCTGATTATATAACTAGTGAGGAAGGTTTTATAAAATTATCCAATTATTTTGAAAATATAAATCTTAAATTACAAAAAGAAATTGGTAGATTAAACAATAGAAACATGTCTGAAACAGGTGGTATAAGATTTCCTTTAACTATTGATAAAGCAAGTAAAATAATACTTTTAAGATGGTTTTTTGAAAATTTACATAATTTTTATGAAACAAGACATATTGATATAGTAAATAAATGGTGGGATGAATCTAAAATATGTTTAGAAGATTTAGAAAAAAAAGATATTAATGAGTTAGAAATAAATGAACCATTAAAATTTCATATAAAGATTCCAGAACAATGGAATGAAAAAACAATTAATAATCTTGATGAATTAGAACAACTATTTAAAGATTTTGCTAAAATAAATCCCAAATTATTCAAATATATTGACTTAGAATATATAATAGGAAATTTTGAATATGTCGATTGGTATCCATTAAGTCCTATTTTAATATTATGGGAAGGTATAACTGAAGGAATATTATATTACTATAAAACAACATTTGTTGATTTTAATGTAGACTTTATTAAATTCCAAAATTTAATTACTAAACAATTTGATAAAAGATTAATTGATTTTAATGAAATTGAATCAATGTTTGATATTAAAAATATTAAAAAATTAAACGAATTAGGAATAAATAAACCATCTAAACAATGGGATTTTACAAAATATATACCTAATTTTAATCCTAATGATATTAAAATAGGAGATAAAATTAAAATTAGAACTATAAATTTATATACCTTTGCTCATACAGGTAAAGTAATAATTTTTGATGTTGATAGAATAGAAAAATATGAATTAGAAGATGGAGGTTTATTTTTTACTAATAATGAATTGGGATATGATGCTAGTGGGTTAATAGATATTAATAACAATAATAAAAATAAAAAATTAAATGAATCTAAAAAATCAATTAAAGATTCATTTAAAGAATTTATAAAATTCTTACAACAAGAATTACCAATTAAAGAAAAATATAACATTAAATTAACTAAAGATAAGTCTAAAACTACAAGTTTTGCTCATTTTGATCCAAATAATAATGAAATAACAGTTTATATTAAAGGTAGAAACTTAATGGATTCTTGGAGAAGTCTTGCTCATGAATGGAAACATTTACATCAAAATATAAATAAGGAATTAACTGATAATAGTGGTGAAGATGGTTCTCCACATGAAAATGAAGCTAACGCATTTGCAGGTTTAGTTATGAGAAAGTGGGGTAAATTGCATCCTGAATATTATACTCAACTAGTTGAAAGTAAAATTAATGAACTTGAAATAAATAATCCTAACCCATCTTGGGAAGAAATATATGATTATTATGATGAAAATATTTATTCGAATTGGAAGGAGTTTGCAAGTAATAGTAAAGGTTGGGAAGAATATGAAGAAATAAGAAATAAATATTGTGAAAAATATAATTTAGATTTAGAAACTAGAAGATTAAAAATATTATCTAAACAAGATTTAAATAATTTTTATAGTGAAATGAAACAATTAGTTAAAAAATATGTTAATATTAACGAATCACAAAGAGAAAATGAAACATTTTCAGCATATCATGGTCGCTATAAATTTGATGTATCTAAAGCATATAACTTAATAAAACAAGGTGATATAAAAACTAAAATAAAAACATATTCACCTGAAGTGATGCATTTTTTATCACATCCTGAATTTTCAGAAGCTAATCCTAAAAAATATAATCAAATTAATATAAATTATAATGAACCTTTAGGGTTAATAGCTAATTTTAAAGATGAAAATGATAAAAATGAATTAATACTTATAGATGGTAATCATAGAACACGTAAAGCAGTAGAAGAAAAACAATCAGGTCAATACATTGTAATGTATGATCCTAATGATGTAAATAAAATATTAACAATTAACAATGAAATACCTAAAAAACTATTTTCAGATGACGAATGATTCAAAATTGATTAAAGAATTCAATAAACGTGATGTGCAACGAATGCGTAATATTGTTTCTAAAAAAACAAATGATAAAACTACTACGCAAGTAGGTTATAACCATACTATAACAGAACGTAAAGAAGGTGAAATTTGGGAGGAAAATGGTAAACAATGGATATTCCAAAACGGAATAAAACAAACCTTGACTAAATTTGACGAATTAAAACAATTAATTATATTACCTTTAGTATGTCCTAAATGTGATAAACCAATGAGTACTTCAACTTCAAATAAGAAACTATATAGTATTCATAAAATGTGTTTAGATTGCGTTATTCAATTTGAAACTGAACTTAAGCGAGATGGTAAATATGATGAATATCAACGTAAAATCAAAGAAGATAATGTTAATGGTTATTTAAAAGATTTAGAAAATGCATTTTTTGATACATTTATTAATGGATATAATAATTCATATGTAACTGAACATGGTGATATTGAACAGATTATGGGTGGTAATATAGATAAAGAAAAAATAATTCAACAATTTAGAGAAGGAGTTAAGGAAATTAAAGAAAAAATGGGTATGTAATATTTATTATAAACATCTTTATATATGGATTTATCAGAAATATTAGGTATAATTATATCAATAATAACCATATTATCAACAGTTGGTATTTTATGGAAAAAAGTAATTAAACCAGCAATATTAAGAAGAAAAAAAGTAGTAGAAAGTAGAATACAAAATTCTGAGCGAATGCAAGACGCTCTATTAAAACTAGATAGAGTTTTAAAAGAAGTATTACCTAATGGAGGTAGTTCATTGCGTGATAGTATTAATAGAGTAGAAAAAAATATAAAATTAATTGAATCTAATGTTAATGTTATTGGTGATAAAGTAGATAGTTTAGAAGATACCCATAGAATATCTCTTAATATGCAACAAATTGCATTTTGGATAAGTGGAAAGCAAGGTGAAATAACATATGCTTCCCCATCTATGTGTAAATTAGTAAAAAGAGTAGAATCAGAAATGTTAGGAAATGGATGGATATCTTGTATATCACATGAAGATACAAGACGTATTTCAGAAGCATGGGAAAATTCAGTGATTGAAAATAGAATATTTGATGAAATATATACATTTACATCAGGAGAAAATTCAATAAAAGTACATGGTATAGCCTTCCATAAAAAGAATTCTAAAGGTGAATATATTGGTAGTTATGGTACAATAGCAAAATTAAAATAAAATGAAAATAACAAAAGAATTAGCAGTTAAATTAATATTAGAAGCTGTTCAAAAAGAAAAAGCTAAAAAGAAAGAAAAAACTGAAAAACTTCCAAAAAGTTCAGGTAAATTAATTGATTTAAAAAAGAATTTAGCTGCTTTAGAACAAATGAAAATAGAAATATCAACTGCTAAATTTGCTGAAAAAACAGCAACTACTGAAGTTGAATTTGCTGATTTAGCTAGATTTGCTAAAGAATTAGATTTAATTAAATCTAAAGGAGTAGCATTAGAACAAAAACTTGATAATCAAATTTCATTATTAAGAAATAAAATTACTTCTGAAACAAGTAAAATTAAAGAATTAATGGGTTTAACTCATGAAGTTGGACAAGAAGATTTACAAGATAATCAACAAAATGACTAATAAAAAACTAATATTAGAAGCATATATTAAAAAAGCAGTCCAAAAAACTCTAAAGGAACAAGAAGAAAAGGAAAAATCAGCAGAAAAGGCGATTTTTTTAATTTATAGATTTCCTAAATTAAAAGAGTTAATGGATGACTTAATGTCTCCTGCATTTGGTAGATTTATAGCTTCAATTAGAATTATAGCTCCAAAACCAACTGTATTCAATATTGAATTAATTAATGGACAAGAATTTGATATAACATACATTGGTTCAAATAAATTTAGAATAAGAATTTCAGGTAAAAAATATTATCCTGCTAATATAGGAGAACTAGAAAGAGCATCTCAATCAATAGCAGATCTATTATTATTAAGTAAGCCTGATCCTAATATTGCTCAACAACAACAAGCACAATATGATCAAGGTTTATCAAATGATTTAGGTGGAGGAAGTGGTGGTAGTTTTAGTGGAGGTAACTTCCCTGATGGTGGAGGACCTGAACCGGCTCAACCTAGTGATACTCCATTAGATGGTGATAGTGAAATCCCAGCTAATACTCCTGAAGAAGACGAAGAATTACTAGCTCAATCTAGAGCACAAAATCCTCAATAATGATACAATTTTTAAATGAAGCTAAAATAACACAAGGTGAAACCTTTAAATTAGCTGGAAACATAGGTACCTTTAAAAAAGGTGAAAAAATAACTATATATAATATAAAACGCACTGAAGAAGATGTTGAAATTCATCTTAAGAATAGTAAAGGTGTTAAAGATGTATTTTATATGGATAAATCAGATAATTTTGACGACTTGAAATTCTAGTCAAAATTCTTATATTATCTTATATTAACTAAAAAAATTTACATGAAAGTAAAACAATTATTTTTTGATATTGAAACCTGTCCTAACATCGGTTTGTTTTGGCAAGCAGGTTACAAACAAAATATACCCTACGACAACATTATTCAAGAAAGACGTATTATATGTATTTGTTATAAATGGAGAGGTGAAAAACAAGTTCATTCAATAGTTTGGGATAAAAATCAAAATGATAAGACAATGCTTCAACAATTTGTAAAAATAGCAAATGAAGCAGATGAATTAATAGGACACAATGGAGATAAATTCGATTTACCTTGGATTAAAACTAGATGTTTATTTCATGGTATTCCAATGTTTCCATCATACACAACATTAGATACTTTAAAAGCAGCAAGGTCTAAATTTAAATTTCAAAGTAATACTTTAAATTATATCGCTAATTTTTTAGGATTAGGTAGTAAAAATTCAACATCATTTGATTTATGGAAAAAAATTGTGTTAGAAAATGATGAAAAATCATTAAATTATATGATTAAATACTGTAAACAAGATGTAATTTTATTAGAAAAAGTATATCTAAAATTGGCTAATTACATTACATCTAAAACTCATCATGGTATGTTAAATGGTGGTGATAAAGTTGATTGTCCTGAATGTGGTTCAAAGAAAATGAAAATAGCAACTACTCGTATATCAGCAGCTGGTTTAAAACGTGTGCAATTACAATGTAATGGTTGTGGTAAATACCATACTGTTAGTGAAACCACTTATAAGAACAAAGATAAGTGATATTTATAATTAATGATCAAATTATTAGACATATTAAATGAATTAGAAATTAAAGATCCAAATTTGATTCAAATTGGATTTAAAGAAATAGATGAAAATGGTGGATATGAATTTATATGGATAAGCGAAGATATAATATTAAAACATTTATTACCATTATTCCCAAACAATGAAGAAGATATAAAAGAGATGGTTGAATCATGGAATGATCATGGTTCTAGTGAAGATGATATGTTTATATTAAAACAGGATTTAATTAAAGCTTTTAAAGAACATTTAAAATACAGTAATGATTAAATTATTAAAAATAGTACGTCAAATACTTAATGAATTAGATGAACCTAATTTAGATGATAAAGACAAAGACGAATTAGATTTAGCTAAACCAATTCCAGGTCTTGATGATACTAATATGGATACAAGTGCTGATAATCAGGAAGAACCTGAGTTAAAACCAATAGATCCAACCGGTGCCGGAACTATTGATATTAATTCACCATTAGAACCTGAATTTGATTTAGATACACCTGAAGATGATGAACCAGAACAGGTAAAAGATATTTCACCTATTGATGCTAAAAATATGATTAAATCAACTAAAGGTAAATTCTTTACTGTTTGGTTTATTAAAAAAGATGGTACATTACGTATGATGAATGCTCGTTTAGGTGTGAAAGCCTACCTTAAGGGCGGTGAATTGCCATACAACCCAGAGGAAAAAGGATTAATTCCCGTATATGATGTTCAAACTAAAGGATATAGAATGATAAATTGGACAACTATTCAAAAACTTAAAATAGGAAACAGAACATATAATGTTAAATAAATTACGAGGTGGAAAAGGAGATAAATTAAATCCTAAAAATGTAGACCACAATGAACTTAAAAAAGGTATAAAACATGAAATGGAACATACCAATAGTTCAATAATTGCTAAAGAAATAGCATTAGATCATTTAGCAGAAGATCCTAAATATTATTCACGTTTAGAAAAAGCAGGAATTGATGAAATCAAAAGAATGCAACAATTAGCATGTATTCAACTAAACGAATTAGAAATAAGTAATCCTAATGTTAAAATTCCTGAAGGATGGGATGAAATTATATTAGAACCTGAAGATATTAAAGAAGATATTGTTTATTGGTTTTCAGCACCTATGGATGGTCATGATGAAAATCATACAGATGATGTTAAAATTATTAAAAAAGAAAATGGATTTACAATAGAAGCATATTATGCTTTTGGAAACGCAATAAAAGAACCTATAAAATATTCTTCAATAAATTTAGCTTTGAAAAGAGCATATGAAATAATGCTAGAAATATCAGATGATTGGGATGACGATGATGATGATGATGAAAAATGGGAAGATGACGAAGATCTAATAGATGAATTAGAAGTAAATCACCCTTTAACTCGTTCTGAAGTTGAAAAATATATCCGAAACGTTATAGATGTATATTATGAAGATAACATGATGGGAGAAGATAAAAATATTGAATATGAGTTTAATGAAGATCATTTATGGGATGATGATGAACAAATAGAAGAATATAATAAAATCTTTAACTTTTTAAAAGGAAAGAAATTAATTTTTAATGATCATGAAGCTCTTATAGAAAGAGTTAAAGTTTCAACGGATGAATATGGTAGTATTATAATTAAATGGACAGAACCTGATTTAAATGATTAAACGAATTAGAAGTAAATAAACCAGGATTTAGTGAAAGTTGGGTTAGATTAAATCTTGAACTCATTATGAATAAAACAGGTTTTGGAATTTTAAATCCTAATAGTGATGAATTAGATTGGCAAATCCGAGATGAAGAAAATGATGATGGAGAAGATTATATTAAAATAATTATAACGAGAAGTGAAGATGATTGTGGAGGTTTAGTTATATCTGACAATTTATCATTAATAGATGAAAATGAATGGATGGAAGGTCCAGGTTCAGAATGAAAATTACAGAAATTAAAGGTCAAAAATAATAGTACGAGAAACAGGTTGTTAAAAGTCAAAATTCTTTTCTTACTTTTATAGAATGACAAGAATCAATGTAGGTATTAAACCTAGAGAATTAACAAACAGACATTTAATGGCTGAACATAGAGAAATTAAACGTATTCCTAATACTATTTCAAGTGGTAGAGCTAAAATAGTAGATATCCCAAATCAATTCACATTAGGAAAAGGTCATGTAAAATTTTTCTATAACAAATTAGGATATTTAAAAAACAGGTATGAAGAACTTTATAAAGAATGTCTTGATAGAGGTTTCAATGTATCTTATTATGGTAATGCTTGGGATAATATACCTAATAATTTAATGAATGATTATCAACCAACACAACAAGATAGAGAAATAATTGAACAACGTATTAAAGAAAGATTAAATGAAAAATAAAGAAATAATAGAATTGATGTTGAAATCATCAAACCATAATCCATATAAAGGAATGTTATCTAAAAAAGATAATTTAATAGCAGCAATTGATTTAGCTAAATTATGTAAAGATTTTGCTGATAAAGGACAAACAGATGAAGCAATGGATATTACAAGTAAACAATATGAAGAAGTAATAAAAGAACTTGAACAAAATCTCTTAAATTTAAACAATAAATGAATAAAAAAATAGTAATAGTAGGAGCTGGAGTAGCAGGTATAAATGCTGCTACTAAATTAGTAGATAACGGATATCCAGGTGAATTAATTACCATTATAGATAAAGGAAATGATCCTTACAAACGTAAACCTGAAGAAGTAATGGAAGGTATGTTAGGTGCAGGTGGATGGAGCGACGGTAAATTAACATATCACACTGCAATTGGAGGACAATTAAGTAAATACTGTGGTGAAGAAAAAGCTATGGAGTTAATGGATCAAGTAATCAATAATTTCAAACGTTTCCATCCTAAACCAGAAGAAATATTCTGCTCCAATCCAATAGATGAACCAGAATTCATTAAACCGTATTTTGGATTAAGATTATTTCCTGTTTGGCATATAGGAAGCAATTATCTTTCTCTTATAGCAGTTGCTTGGTATGAGTATTTATTAGATAAAGGTGTTAAATTTGAATGGGAAACTGAGGTAGAAGATGTAGATTTTGAAAACAATGAAATAATAATTAAAGATTAATATAATATGAAAGAATTTAAAAGATGGCAAAAATTAGCTGGAATACTTAAAGAAGATAAAGAATACCAAAAAGGTAATTTAGTTTATCATTCAACAGATATACAAAATGCTTTAAACATTTTGAAAAGTGGTGAAATTAAAACTTATGAAAACATATTAAAATCAACAAACCAAAATCCTGAAGATTGGTATGAAGATCCAAATTATGGTAAATTTGTATATGTTTCTGATTTTCCACATGATAATAATAATTTTTATGGATTAGGAGATTTGGATGTTACATTTGTGATAGATAGCAATAAGATAAAAAATAAAATGACCCAAGCTAATAGAAGTTACGAAGGAGGAACTATTTCTATACAAGGTAATATTCCTATAACAACTATTACTAAAGCTATCCTCCATAAACCAGATGAAAATCTCATCAAATTACTAAATAATAAAAAAATTAAATTTGAAATTCAAAAATAAAATATGAAAAAACAACTAAACGAAGGAATTATCAAAAGACTACAAAAACTAGCAGGGATTACTACAGAAAACAAAATTAATAAAGATGATGATTTCTTAAATGAAGGAAAACAAATTGGATTATTATATCATTATACTAATATTAAAAATATAAAAAATATTTTAGATAAAGGATTAAAATTTAGTGAACCTCAAGAAGAAATATCAAATGAATATTTTATATCTACTACAAGAAAAAAACAAAATTGGAAACATAAAACGCTAATTGTTTTAGATGGTAATAAAATATCAGAAAAATATAAAATTGTTCCTATCCAAGCTTCTACATATATAGATAAACCAAGTGATGAATGGTTTAAGCAAGTAGGAGTTAAAATTGATTCTTTAGGAGGATCTGAATTAGCAGAAGAAAGAATTATTTCTAATAAACCAGGGTATTTAGAACCAAAATATATTTTAAAAATAGTTTAATTTTTTCTTAGACAAAGAATAAACAAATATAAAAATTAGATAAAAATATGAGAAAATCTGAATTAAAACAAATCATTAAAGAGGAAATTAATAAGGCATTAAATAAAGATAACACTCTAACTATTGAATTAAACACTTCTTTTCTTCAATCTCAAGATGATTTTGAAAGAGGAGGAGATACAGGATATACTGTATGGAAACCTGAATTTAAAAATGGTTTAAAAGCAACACAGCAAAATTTTAAATCATCTAGTAAACCTGCTATTCCTACCCAAAGAGTAAGATTTGAAATGATAGATACTATGAGTGATGAAGGAGGAGATATACCTTATATTAATATTAAATTCAAAAAACCATTAAATGAAGTTTTTATAGATTTAGATGATTATGATCCTGAAGAATTTGGTGTAGAAGATTTTGATAAATTTGATGAAATGATTGAATTTAAATCTAACCCAACATTACAGGATGTTTCTGAATTAATTGATTTAAAAAATAAAAATTTAAGTTTTTATGGATGTTATGTTTTAGATATTAAACCTAATGAAATAATTAAAATTTCAAAACATAATTAATTTTCTTAGATTTTTTCTTAGATCTGTAATATTTATAATCGATGGGACGTATCAAAAAATACCAAACAGAAGATGAACGTATTCTCAAACAACGAGAATATAGTAAGAAATATTACTGGTCTAATAAAGAAAAAATCGATGAAAAACTTAAACAAAAATATCACGAAAAGAAAACAAAACAATAATTTTATAGTTTATATCCATATACGACCTGATATAAATGAACCATTTTATGTTGGAAAAGGAGTACCTGGAAGAGAAATTAGAACATACGGTAGAAATCAATACTGGCATAATATTGTAAATAAAAATGATGGTGTATTTGAATCTGAGATATTATTTGAAGGATTAAGTGAAGAAGAAGCATTATTAAAAGAAAGAGAAACAGAATTAGAGTTGCGAAATAAAGGTTATATATTAGCTAATATAGCAGAATGTGGTGTTAAATCTGGCACCACAGGAATGAAACATTCTGAAGAATCTAAAAGAAAAATATCTGAAGGATTAAAAGGTCATATATCACTTAATAAAGGTAAAAAACAATCTAAAGAGACATGTGATAAAAAAAGTAAGTCTATGTTAGGTAAAAAAGTTAGATTAGGTATAAAAGATTCTGATGAAACTAGAAAAAAGAAAAGTGAGGCTTTTAAAAAACGAAATATAGATTGGACTTATAGAAATCAAATGGTTTCACAAAAAAGAAGAAAACCTATATTACAATATGATTTAGAAGATAATTTTATTAGAGAATGGGATTCTGTTCAAGAATTTGAAAATACAACCGGATTAAAAAGTAATGGAAGTATATGTCTTTGTTGTCAAGGAAAAAGACAATCAACTTTAGGTTATAAATGGAAATATAAAAACAATCAATATGAGAAAAATAAAATTTGATACTTTAATTTATGGTACTGGTAAAGCTGGTATGGATTTAACTCAAAAAATTATGAAAGAAAAAAATCTCCCTACTGAAGCTCGCGCAGCCCAGATTGGGGTGAGATTTGAAAGCCCACAAAAATATTTTCAAAAATTAATTGATATTAGTTATGACTTTAAATTATACCAAAAACATTACCCTTTAAAATTTGAATACCCTGAAGGTAAGACTAGAGAAGAATATAAAAAAGAATTCAATAACACTACAGGATTAGATTTAGACCAAATTGAAAAACAAAAACAAGAAGAAAATAGTGTAAGTATTCGTACATTTTGCACTAATAATAACGCCGCTTATGTTGCAGTAGAAGAGACATATGGTGATATTTCATATAATGGTCATGCTAAGAAAGGTGAAGAATTTAGAAATGATATGACCAATTTTGGTATATTAATGGAGATTAAAGGTATTGAAAATCCATTTGAGTGGTGTAGAGAAGCTGTAAGTAAATGTCAAGCAATACAATCACATTTCTCTGACGATTCATGGTTAAGAAAAGATAAAAGAGTAGGATATTATTTTTCTCCATCTCGTAAACCATCATTAACATCAGAAGGAAATAGAGTATCTTGTTTTGAAATTGGAAATGGACAAGCAGCTTTAGAACAATCATTAGGAAAAGAATATGCTGATTATATTCTTAATTTTATTGATCAAATGAATAAAATATTTGAATTTGGTGATGATTGGGGAATATATATACCCGAAGTAAAATATTTATCACCTGAACCATTAGTAAATTATAATAACTTATCATTAATTGATTACCCAAATGTTTATTTTGTTGGAGATGCTCTATCAGCAAGAGGTATAACAGTAAGTGGTGCACATGGAATTTATGTGGCTTCTTCGATTCTTAGAATTAGCTAATACTAGTGGTGAAACTATACGAAAATGTTTGATTGGATTACAAAAAACAGCATATGGTTATATTTGGAAATACAATAAGTAACATCTTTTGATTTTGTTTAATATTTATATATAAATTATACTAATGGATAAAAAAAAATTAGCTAATTCAATTAAGAATATAGTTAAACAAGTAATAAAAGAAAACTTAGAAGCAGCTCCCGATCCAAACGAAGTAAAAGCAGAAGTTTTAAATGGTTTAAAAGGTTTATTTACATCACTTAAAGGTGAATATGGTATCAAAATGGATGAATTTGCTAATATATGCACATCTATTTTAGCTAAATACACTAGTGATCATATGAATGAAAATAACCCAGCTCCAGCACCATCACCTGGTACTAGTCCTAGTCCATCAATAGCACCTGGTAAACCCTCAACTAAACCAGGCCCACGTAGACCATTAACTCCACCAAAAACTGCTCCTGAAACTGCACCTAAGGCAGGTAAAGAGAAAGAAATAATTAACAAAATTGAAAATCGTTTTAAATCACTAACTAAATAATGAGAAATAAAAAAATAATTAAAGAAGAAGTTAATTATGAGAAAATATTTAAACCAGAAACATTAAATTTATTAAAGGGTCAATCTAAACAGAGTTTAATTGATTTAGGTAAAACTATTAATCTTAATAGTTCTCAACGTGATATGGTTGCTCTTTTACAAAAAGTAATGGTTTTTGAAAAGTCACATATTCCTAGTTTAGAACAAACAGCTGTAGATATAGTTCATCAAGCATATCCAATTATAAAATATGCTGGAGTTGAAATTGATGCTAAAATAGTAACTGATGTTAATGCAGGTATGCCTGAACCACCTAAAATTCCACCTAAGGAATCATGGGAAGAATTACCATCAGATAAAAAACGTAGAGTAATAAATGCTATTACTCAAGGTTCCTCAATTAGAGGAGCGTTTGCATTTCTATTATTTAGAGATAATTTGGATAAATTAGATCAAAATTTAGTTAATGATTATAATGGTTTAATTAAAAGAGTTTTTGGAATATTTGATGATGAAAATGCAATAGCAATGATGCTAGCAATGTTAAGTCTAGGTAGAAAAACTGAAGGTGGTAAAGTTTATGTTAAAGTAGGAGAAGATGAAGAAGAAAAAAATAGATTTGATGAACCAGAACCAATTAAAATAACAATTGTAGCACGAGCTATATGTTTTCCTATGTTAGTTCATGAAATTGTTAAGGGTTTATATGAATTACTATCATTACAAGGATTTGGAACAGATAAAGAACAAAATCAAAATGTAGTAAGAAACGTAGATCAATTAAGTAATGAACCTCATGATATGCAATATGGTAAATTTATTTATGATGCAGTAAGTAATTTATATAATGAATCAAATTATGACGATCCTAGAGTAAGAGAATTATTATTTGTTGAAATATATAAAATGCAAGATGAAGAATTTTTAATATTTATTGAAAATGCTATTAATAATAAATTGACACCAAATCAAAAACGTTGGGCTCAGAATATTATGAATGATATTAATAATGATTTAAAAAAAGATGACACAGGTTTAGAAGATCTGGATTAAGAAACATGATTAATTTAACAAACTTATTAGAATTAGAAATTAATAAACCTCCTATAAAAATACCTATACGAGTAGATAATGATAACCAATTCAATGAAATAATTCAAAGGTTAAAAGATGATAATAGATGGAGTAGTTTATCAGTTAGAGGATTAAAAAAAAGACCTTATCCATTTTACATTAAACAACATGGATCTAACCATATATGGTTAATAACTTCTAATAACGACCAAAAACCAATATCTCATATATTACAACAAATAAAATCATTACCTAAGAATAAACAAATAGAATTAAGACAAATTTTGAAAGATAAATTTAAAATTCAAGAAAAATTAAATAACAATAAACAACCTATAACTGAGGAAGAAACATTTTATGGTGGTGGTTCTAATTATTTTAAATGTTATAGAACAGCAGCTATAGGTTTAGGTGCAGGTATGCAAATGTATGGATGGGGTTTGTATTTTGCTAAAGACGTTAATATGGCCAATGGTTATGCTGGAGTTGGGAGTAATAGTGGTAAAAAAATGATACTTTTTCAAGGTAAAAACCCACATGAATTAGCATTTGAATATGATTGTATAGTATTTGAAAGATTACCATCTAAATTACAAACAGTAGATGAATTTATTGAATATGCTGAGGATATGATAGAAATATTAGAAGAAGATGAAGACCCAGATGATATACCTTTAATAAAAGAATATAAAAGATTTATTGATATCATTAAAGGGATGGAGATTCAAACAGAACCAATGAAATATGTTTATACTGTATTATTACATAAAGGTAAAAAACCATCAGAATATGAATATTTAGATTTAGATAATAGAGTACCTCAAAATCAGATTAATAAAATAAATAATAGAGCAAAACAAGAAAATCACAATTTTCAATTTACAACATCATTAAGTGGTTTTGATGTATACAATAAAATTGAAAATTATTTTAAAAATCAAGGTTCAACTAATGCACCTAAAGATGCTTCTTTATTTTTATTAAGATCAGGAATAGATGGTAATACCCATTCAAATGGTTCAGTTAGAATAATATTTGATGAAAAAGCCATAACAATTGTTAACGTTTGTAAAAAATAAATAAATGAAATTATTAGAATTACTGAATGAGTTAGAAGTAATTAATCCTAATTCTGATATTTATGATAAAGATAAATTAAAATTATTTTTAATTTATTGTACAAATGAAATATTAAAAGAATTTCCTATTCCACCTCAACAATTAAATAAATTTATTCAAAGTTTAAATGGTCATCAAAACACTTATGGTAAAATAGATTATTATAATGATATATATAAATTAAAAAATGGTAATTCTATGAGAAGAATAAAAATTAGTGGGATTCACTTTATTCATTGGATATATAAGGATTATGAGGATGATTTAATAGAAATATTTAAAAAAGCAGCTGATAAATTTAGATTTAAATATAAATTAAATACTCCTTATATTACTTTATATTTTAAAAACAATTATAAATAAATAAAATAAATGAAATTATTAGAATTACTGAATTTAAAAGAATTTTCAGATAAAGTAATCAAACTTAAAATAGCAGAATGGACTAAAGAAACTAAAGGTACCGTTACTGAAGAAGTAATGCGTGCTGCTATAGATAATTTTGATAGAATTAAAAGTAATATTGTTAAAAGAATTCAAGCAAAAACTTTAACATTATCACCTAAATTTATGCCTCCTGACCCTGATAAGAAACTAAGAATGGGTGAAAAACCATTAAGACAAGAAAATCCTCAAGATATAATGAAATATACTTGGAAGGATATGGAGATATTATTTGATTCATATGGTACAAAAGCAGAAAAATCATCTAAAGATTTTTATACAGTTCAGGATGCCCATTTATTAAATATTACGGGTGTAAGTAAAATTTATAGTGGAAATGGATTATATGTTTATGAAGGTTCTAATAAAGAAGCATGTATTAGATTAAATTATGCTTACAAATATAAAGGGACAAATGGAGAAAATAAATATTATAATTTTTGTATAGGTGATAAAAACCCAGGAATAAATAGATATTTTAGATATAGATTTGGTGGTGAATCAGGTCAAGGTGCTTTATACAGAACTTTTTATTATGTTGCTGATTCAGAACAATCTGCTGAAACATGGAATGATCCTGAAGCTAAAAAACCTCAATTTAAAAATTGGTATCACTTCTTTGTAATACACGTGTTTGAAAATGGTAAATTTGGTGTTACTGATGCTGTTAATGAATATGGAACAGGTCATGAAAATGATGGAAATAAACAAGGAATTTCATGGGATGAAGTTGGAAAACATATGATTAAATATGGTAAAGAAAGTGGTATAAAAGCATGGAATAAACTTAAGGATTTAAAAAATTTATTTGTATATATAGCACCACCTGAATCAGAAGAAATTGAAAATATTGCTTCTAATGGTAGATTTAATTTAAATTCGTTTGCTAAAGCTTCAAATGAAGTAAAAAATGCGTATATTCAAAAAAGAGCTAGTGATGTAGGATTTTTTGATAATGGTATGTTTAAAATTTGTACTAAAGAACAAAAACAATTAGCTATTAATTCAGGATTTAAACCTAGTATGGATGATTTAAAAAATTCTGATGGAGAAGTAATAAAAAGTTTAGCTAAAAGATATGCTGATCGTAAATTTAAAATAAATTTAGTTTCTTATGAGAAAAACAATGATATTAAGGAAGTAAATGATTTATTACCTTTACCATTTATTCAATTTTTAGATGAATTTTATAAATTGAAATATTTTGAATTATTTGAGAAAAAAGATATCACATTTGAATATGCTTTAAAATATTTTGGAGAAGATGCAGCCGCAAAATATGTGAATAATATGGTAAAAACATTTTCATATATTCCAAAATATGCTTCTAAGTATATAGAAGATGAAAAAACTAAAGTATTATATAACATAATTTATAAATTGTATTCTAACTGGGATTATAATTTAGTTAAAAATTTATCTGAAAAAGAACTAGAGAAAGTTACTAACATGCCTGAGGCAAAAATAACTCCAGTTCCTATTACATATCAATTATGGAAAGATTTACCATCTCAAGAAAGAAAAATAATAATATCATTTATTAAAAAATATGGTGATAAAAATGATGCATCTTATATTTTTATTAAATATGCTATGCCCTTTTTAATCACATTACCTGAAGGTGATTTTGTATTAATTCCTTTAGCATTATCTGGTGATGATGGTGGGTATTATAAATGGGTTTTATCTGATGATAATGGAAATATTTTTAAATATATTAATGGAGAAGAAACTAAAATAAATGGTGGTGACAATATTATATCAGGTTATCCTTCTAATGTTGAAGAAGATAGTAGAATATTAAACCCAAGTAAAGTAGAATTCAGTTTTATTAATAGAAATAAAATAAACGAAATAAAATATTCATTATCTAATTTTAAAGATATATTAAACTAATTTGTGTAAAGTCAAAATTCTTAATGTAATTTTATAAAAACTTATAAAGATGGATAATAAAGTTAAAACATCTAATAAAACGGTATGTCATTTCATTAAAATAAACGGTATTAATAAATTACATAGTTGGACATTTCCTGCTTATATACCTGAAGGTGATAAGACAAAAGCTGAATATTATTTATTTGGTATTAAAATGTCAAAAGAAGAATGGTTACAGAAAAAAAGTGAAGTAAATGATAAATAGAACTGGAAATTTCTCATACACAAATAGTGATGGAACAATAGATGTTTGGAAATATGATCCAGCAAAAAGTACATCAGGACCTTATGAAGTAGAAGTGATATATCCAAAAGGATATAAACATCAAGATGAAATTATTGTTAAAGAACAATCTAATATACCATTAACAAAACGACAGTTTTTAAATCCCCAAAATGGTAAGATGGTTTCATATCAGCGTGCACGAATGTTAAAATTAATATGAACATAGGAATTTATAAAATAACGAGTCCAAGTAATAAAGTATATATTGGTCAATCTATAAACTTTTCAGCTAGAAAACATCAATATAAAAGTTCATGTAAAAATAAGAGTAATAAAAATTTAGGATTAATATGAAAATAGGATTAACAGGAACCATATCATGTGGAAAAACAACACTTGTAAATGAATTAGCTAAGTTAGAGCAATTTAAAGAATATAAGACCGCTACAGAACGTAGTAAATATTTACGAGATCAAGGTATAGCATTAAATACAGATTCGACTTTAAAAGGTCAATTGGTATTTGCTGCTGAACGCAGCTTGGAATTAATGAATAAAAATATCATAACAGATAGAACGTGCTTTGACGTATGTGCATTCACATTAAGCTCACAAACAATGTCTCAAAAACAAAAAGAATTATATACTAATTTAGTAATGGAACTTCGTAATGATTATGATTTAATTATATATGTTTCACCTAAAGGTGTAGAAATTGAAAATAATGGTGTTCGAGAAACTAATTCAGATTATCGTGATAAAATTGATAATGTAATTAATCTAATATTAGATGAATATCCACCAAAACATTTATTAAAAATAGAAGGAACAATAGAACAGCGTATTTCTCAAATTGAGCAATATTTATTAGCACATTTTAAAAATTAAGAATGAGAACACTAGATATATTATCTAAATTAGTAGAAGGAACAATGGTTACCGATAAAACGGGCAAAACCACATATGTAAATAATGAACCAGATTCAAATTCATTACGTACCGATCCAAATATAAAAACAGCAACTACAACACAAGGACGCAAATTAAAAGAAGCAGATTTAGATGAAATGGCTAGAATCCCTTCAAAATATAAATTAGCAGACGATTGGAGAGCAAAATTATTAGCAGCTCCTGATAAAGTACAAAATAGTAAAACTGTTAAATTTATATTGGATTATGCAGGTGAAAATCCAGAATGGCAAATATTAGATATAGCTAAAGCATATGGGGAAATGAAAGGTGATCCTAAATTTGGTAGACAACAAATGTTTAATCCAGTTGTAAAAGATGTACTAGAACCATATGGAATAATTGAACCTATTTCAGGTGAAGCCTTAACAAAACCTAGAAATAGATTTGATAATGAGAAGAAAGACTTAGAAGATGAAAACGATTATGAAAGAGATTCAGATAATGAATTGTCTCAATATTTTAATGTTTCAAAAGGTAAAGATAAGGATGAATTTGACGAACCCGATGAAGTAGAACCAGATTTACCAAAACACCAATATATAGCTCCTTCTAATGCTAGAAGTAAAGCAGCAGAATTTTTCTTTACACATGATAGATTACTTCAAAAAATAATTAATAGTCAATTACAGTCTCGTGTTAAAGTAAAAAAATCAATTAATGAAGATGATGTAAGTGATAATTATTATTCTCAAGAAAGAAATCGTGTTTTGAATTCAGGTTCAAAAGTTGATGTTTTAGTAGATGAATATGCAAGTTTAATTAAACAAGAAGAATTAGATGTACAACGTGCAATTATTGAAATGTTAGAACATAAACTACCAGGACATTTAAAAAACTTATATAATAAAATAATTAAAGCAGTAGGTGATATACCTTATAAACAATCTAATACATCAGATAATGATAAATTTAGTTTTGAAGATGAATTTGAATTTGATGAAGATGATATTGAAGATACATTAGATGAATCATTAATAAGAAAATTTAAATTAAGAGCAGGTATAATAAAATAACATGATGAACGAAATACGCAGAATGCAACAACTTGCAGGAATTAAATTAAATGAATTAGACTTAAATGATCCAAATGATTTATCAGATATTGGTACTAAATTAGGTGAAATTGGAATTTCATTTGATGAAGGATTATTAGGAGGAGTAGGATCAGGAGGAGCAGGATATTATGATTATATTTCTGATATAATAAGTGGGTTTGATTTAGATAAATTTAATTTAAATAAATTTAATAAATGGTATGATAATTTTAATATAAATAGTTTTAATAGTTTAGAAGTAAAAATAGAAGAATTTGATGATAATGGTTGGGATGTTGATTTATATAAGGAAATAAAACCAGGATATTATAATATTAATAATGGTGATACTAATGATATTGATAATGGACCTCAATTAGCTAATTATCTGGTTGATTATAGTAAAACCCATGATATGGGATGTATAAAAATAGAAAACGATGGATATACTTTATATGCTTACCCAACTTTATCACATGAAGATGGTAATGAATTTTTAAATATTTTTAAATTAAATAAATCAGGAAATGTTATTCCAGCGTTAAAAAAACAAGAAGTAATAGATAAATTAAGAGAAAATTTAACAGAACCAGGTACTTGGAGTATAATTTAAATAAATGAAACAAAAACTTCCTTACATATTATTAGGTTTAGCAATATTAGGAATAATATTACTTATATTTTGGCCTAGACAAGATTTAACTAAAAAAGTTCAACAGCTAACTACTGAAAACGTTATTCTTAGAAATCAAAATAAAATGTTAGATTCTATGGTTCAATATCATAGACTTGAAATAGACGAATTAGATCGCAGATTAGATATAGCTTCAGTTATAATTTATAAAGATAGGGTTGTGTATAAAGATAGAATAAAGGAAGTACCAACATATTTACCATATCAAATTGATTCATTTTTTAAACAACGCTACCAATGATAAAGTTATTAAATTTAATTAAAGAATCATTAAACGAACCTATAGAAAAAAATGTTAAATGGTGGTTAAATAATTATAATATATTAGGAATAATTAATGGGTTTTTAGCTCAATATTCTCAAAATATGAGAACTAATTATGTAGGTAATATAACTATAATTTTATTTGATAGAAATTTAACAAAACAAATAGAAGGTTTATTAAAAAATCCATTATATTTATCAGGATATGTGCCTAAGAAAAATGAAAATGATGAATATATGGATCATGATTTTATTATATATATGGATATGGTTTTATCTTATAATAATATAGTTGATAGGTTGTCATCTGTAAAAGATCAAGTATTAATAATTCAAATTAAATGTGAAAAGTTATCAAATGGACATATTCAATCATCAGTAAATAAATCAATATGAAATATATATTAACATTACTAACTATGTTAATGTTTTTAAATTCAAAAGCACAAACATATTTACCAGATTCAATAGCTAAAAAAGTTATAGTTGAATTAATTCAAAAAGATTCATTAATTAATGAAGTTAAATATTTAAATAATGCTTTAATATTAACTAATAATAAAGTTATTGTTAAAGATCAAATAATTGATTTATATGAATCTAAAGAAATAAATTATAAGCAAGAAATTAATAATTTAGAAAAAATAAACAAAAAATTAATTAATAAACAAAAACTACTTAAAATTAAAGGACGTATATTAGGTACATCAACTTCAGCATTATTAGGTGTATTAGCTGTATTTTTAATTATAAAACAATAAAAATGAAAAAACAAATAAACGAAATACATAGAATGCAGCAATTAGCAGGTATTCGTCCATTAAACGAAATAACTATTAATGATCCTAGAGATTTATTAAATTTCATAAAACTGAATAGAAAAAAAATTGTAAATGAAATAATAGGTGAAGATGAATATCCTGAGGATATGAGATATGAAGAAGTATTTCAAGGTGAAAATGGTCAAGTTTGGATAGGTGAAGCAGTAGATTCAATTTGTTTAATAGATCATGAACCTACAGAACAAGATATTCAAGATGCTGATTTAGCTGATTGGAGTAAAATAAATATAAATGGAAAAGATCTTTATTATTATGAACCAACTGGAACTAACTTATAAAATAATTAATTAAAATTACTTAACCCATACGAAAGTATGGGTTTCTTTCTGCTTAAAATTTCTTGTATATATTTATATATATGACTAATAATGATCAAATAAAGGAAGTAATAAAGCAAGAATATATTAAATGTGCTTTAGATCCTATACATTTTATGAAAAAATATTGTTATATATCACACCCTAAAAAAGGGCGTATGTTATTTAATTTATATCCATTTCAGGAAAATGTATTACATGATTTTAAAACTAATAGATATAATATAATTAATAAATCTAGACAGTTAGGTATATCCACTTTAGCAGCTGGTTATGCTTTACATACTATGTTATTTCAAAAAGATAAAACCGTGTTATGTATAGCTACTAAACAAGAAACAGCTAAAGGAATGGTTGATAAGGTACAATTTATGTTCCAAAATTTACCAAGTTGGTTAAAAGGTAATAAAAAACCTTTATCAAATAATAAATTATCTTTACAATTAGCAAATGGTTCTCAAATTATAGCAACATCAGCATCTAGTGATACAGGTCGTTCTTACGCTGTATCATTGTTAATTATTGATGAGGCAGCGTTTATTGAAGGTATTGATAAAATTTATACTTCAATTAAACCAACAATTGCAACCGGAGGATCTATTATAGCATTATCTTCACCAAATGGAATTGGTAATTGGTTTCATAGGATGTATAATGATTTACCTAAACCCAATGATTTTCATAAAATTGAATTAAAATGGAATTTACATCCTGATAGAGATGAAAAATGGTATCAAGAAGAAAAAAACAACATGAGTATACGTGAATTTGCACAAGAATATGATTGTGACTTTTTAGGTTCTGGTAATACTGTTGTTGAATCAGGTTTATTAGCATTTTATGAAGAAAATTATATCCGTGAACCAATAGAACGTAGATTTATGGGTAATGATTTTTGGATTTGGGAATATGTTGATTTTAGTAAAAATTATATAGTTGTAGCTGACGTTTCACGTGGAGATGGAGGTGATTATTCAGCATTTCATGTTATAGATGTAGAAGCCTGTGAGCAAGTTGCTGAATATAAATCACAAATAGGAACTAGAGAATATGGTCATATGTTAGTTTCAGTAGCAACTGAATACAACAATGCCTTATTAGTAATAGAGAATTCAAATATTGGTTGGGATGTTGTTCAAACAGTTCTTGAAAGAGGATATACAAATATGTATTTTTCACCAAGATCATATGGGGAAATGACAATGGATAAATACATAGATAAAATGGAAAGTGATCAAACAATACCAGGTTTTACAAATTCTACAAAAACAAGACCTCTTGTTATCTCAAAAATGGAGTCGTATATTCGTGAAAAGAGTTTTATATTTCATTCTAAACGTTTATTAGAAGAACTAAGAGTATTTATTTGGCATAATGGTAAAGCACAAGCTCAATCAGGTTATAATGATGATTTAGTAATATCTTTAGGAATAGGATTATTCATAAGAGATACAGCATTAAAGTTTAATGTACAACATCAAAAATTAACAAGAGCCGCAATATCAGGAATAACTCAAGACGTTTATACTGATTTATATCCAACTTTTAATAATATAGGATTACAAAACACAACAAATCCTTATGTAATGAATGTAAATGGTCAAGCTGAAGATATTAAATGGCTTTTAGGGTAAAATTATATTTATTAATAATAATATGGCAGAAAATACAAATAATCAAGAACAACCTAAACAAGGTGTATTTGATAAATTAGAGAAGATATTTAGTACAAATGTTGTAATACGCAACGTTGGTGGTAAACAACTAAAAGTAAATGATTTTGATAAAACTCAATCATATGGTGATGTCAGAACTAACTCATTAGTAGATAGATTTTCTAAATTACATAAATATGGAGCTACTAATCCATATAATCCAACAATGAATATTCAAACACTTCGTACACAGCTATATGCTGATTATGAAGTAATGGATACTGAACCTATTATAAGTTCAGCTTTAGATATCATAGCAGATGAATCTACTTTAAAAAATGAAATGAGAGAAATCTTACAAATTAGATCAAGTGATGAAAATGTACAACAAATTTTATATAATTTATTTTATGATGTTTTAAATATTGAATTTAATTTATGGTTATGGATTAGAAATATGTGTAAATATGGTGATTTTTATCTTAAATTAGAAATAGCAGAAAAATTTGGTGTATTTAATGTAATGCCATTATCAACATATGAAATGACTCGTGAAGAAGGATTAGATGATAGTGTTGATGTTAGAAAAGTACCTAAAACTACATTTAGAATAGATCCTCAATCATTAGCAGTAGCGGGGTTAGGAATGATAGGTAGCAATTCAAGAGATGGTAAAATGGAATTTCAAAATTATGAAATAGCTCATTTTAGATTACTAGCAGATGCCAATTATTTACCATATGGAAAAAGTTATTTAGAAGGAGCTCGTAAAACATTTAAACAATACTCATTAATGAAAGATGCGATGTTACTACATCGTATATCTAGAGCCCCTGAAAAACGTGTATTTACAGTAAATGTAGGAAATTTACCATCACATGAAGTAGATTCATACATGCAAAAATTACAACAAAAAGTTAAAAAAACACCTTTTATAGATCAATCAACTGGTGAATATAACTTAAAATATAACATGATGAATTTAATGGAGGATTTTTATATCCCTGTTAGAGGTAATGATCAATCAACTAAAATAGATACATTAAAAGGATTAGAATATAATGCTATTGAGGATGTTAATTTTTTAAGAGATGAAATGTTATCAGCATTAAAAGTGCCTAAAGCATTTTTTGGTTTTGAAAAAGATTTAACAGGAAAAGCAACACTTGCTGCTGAAGATATTAGATTTGCTCGTACAATTGAACGCATCCAACGTATAGTTATATCAGAATTATATAAAATAGCATTAATACATTTATATACTCAAGGATATGATGGTGCTACATTAACTAATTTTGAATTATCATTAACTACTCCATCAATAGTATATGAACAAGAAAAAGTAGCATTATGGAAAGAAAAAATTCAATTAGCTAAAGATGTAATAGATAGTAAATTATTACCATCTGATTGGATTTATAACAATGTGTTTGAATTTAGTGAAGATCAATATGATGAACACCGTGATTTAGTTATTGAAGATAAAAAACGTGAATTTAGATTAGCTCAGATAGAAAATGAAGGGAATGATCCATTACGTTCAGGTAAATCATTTGGTACACCACACGATTTAGCATCATTATATGGTAAGGGTAGAACAGGAATGAATACAAATGGTGATGTTCCAGCTGGTTATGATGAAAAATCACCTATTGGACGCCCTATTGAAAAAGCATCTATGATAAACACACAGCAAGATCCATTAGGACGTGATAGATTAGGAAAGGGTGAAAATAGTTCAACTATGGATTTAGTTAGTAATAAAGCATTACAAGAACTTTATAAAATTAAATCATCTTTGCCATCACAATTTAAAAAAACATTAATATTTGAACAAGAACAAGAATCAGAATCAGAATTGTTAAATGAATCTAATATTAAGGAAGAAAATATCTAATATATTTATATAGTGTATACATCTTAACAAATGAAAATAAAAAATTCAAAGTATAAAAATACGGCAATACTATTCGAATTATTAATTCGACAAGTAACCAACGATACCATATCAGGTAATGATTCACCAGCTGTTAATATAATTAAAAAATATTTTTCTAAAACTGAATTAGCTAAAGAACATAAATTATATCAATCATTAATAAATAATAAAAACTTATCTGAAATTAAAGCTAACTCCGTTATTGATAATATAATATTATTATCAAAACGATTAAATCGTTCTACTATACGTAGAGAAAAATATAATTTAATTAAAGAAATTAAAGAAAATTATAATTTAGATTTATTTTGCAAAAATAAAATAAATAATTACCCTCAATATGCAGCTGCTTATATATTAATAGAATCTAACAATTCTGTTGATTTTATAAATCCCGATATTCTTATCGAAAATAAAAATACATTATTAGAACATATATGTTCTAAAGATATTAAAAAAGGTGAAGATATATATGAAGAATATTCAAAATTAGATTCGGATACACGTATATTAGCATATAGATCATTATTAGAAAAATTTAATGACAAATATCAAAATTTAAATAATAATCAAAAAACAATATTAAAAGAATATATTAACAACATAGGTAATGTTTCTAATTTAAGAGAATTCGTAAATTCAAACTATAAAAACCTAAAATCTGAATTACTTAAACTTTCTAAAAAGGTAGATGATAAAACTTCTTCTATTAAGTTAACGGAGGTAATTCATCTTCTTAAACCTTTAGAAAAAACAGAAAATGTTAAAGACGAAAATGTGGTATCATTATTACAATATTATCAACTTGTTGAAGAGCTTTCTAATTTAAAATAATGAGTAAAATAATAGCAAAAATATTAAAAGAAATTCTTGAAGAAGAAGGGAACATAACTAGTCCTGGAGAAACTACTGCAACACCAAAATTGTTTAAAGAAGCTATACCATTAAAAAAAGGCAGACGTTTTGTTCCTAATGAATTTGAATTTCCAGAATCATTATTAAAACCAATTGGGTTTGGATTTGCTCAAGAACCAAAAATATATTTTAAAATAGCAACTAATTCAAAAGGTGAATCTATATTAATGATAGATCCATTAGTTAAAACAGCATTAGATAATATTGAAAGAGGTAGAAGTTCATTTGCAAAAGAACAAAGTTTAGGTAAATTAACATTGTTTTTAAAAGAAAGAGTACCACAACAAGTTAGAGGTTTAATTAAAAAATATGCTGCTAATACAAAAGTATTAGGTAATGGTTTTTTATCTTTACCATTAATAATGTCTAAATCAAGTGATGGTTGGGTTATTCAAAATCCAAACAAAACTGATGTGAATAAAGACATGAATGTTCCTTTATATGAATCCGAAATAGAAGAAACACCTGAAGTAACTAAAGCAGCTGAACGTTTAGCTATGTTACTTAATAAACATGGTGAATTTGGAGCTTCAAATAACACATCTGATTCAGTATTAAATACAATACTACATAAAAGACCTGTTGAATTAAATAAATGGTTTGAAGTATCAAATGCTTCAGCTTTACCTGAAGATAAAAATATTAGAAATATTTTAATGACTTGGAGAAACAGTGCTTATAATTCATTTAAACAAGATTCAATAAATGAATTAGGTATAAATAAAATTCCAAGCATTCAAGATATACTAAGAATATGTGTAAAAGATCCAGATAAATTTAGTTTAATATCAAAAGAATTTAATTTAGATTTAACATCAGGAAACATACATGGTACAATACAAAAATTAAAAACATATTTAGAAAATAATAAAAATCAAATATATAAAGCATATTTGTTAGTACGTAATAATATAAACGAATCAAAACTTAATAAACTTATTCAAAACATGATATTAAAAGAAGCATCATATGGTCAATTTAAAAAAGAAGTAAAATTCAGAAGTAAAAATGAAATGCTTCATAAAGGTATCAAAACAGTTAAATCAAAACTCCAAGAAGTGGATAGAATTGTTGAATATATGAATAGAATGAAACAAGAATTAAGTGAAAATGAAGAAGGTGTTCAATATTGGGATAAAACAAAACAATCAATTAACAAAATACAAGAATTAGTGGAAACACTTAACAATAAAATCAAAGGATTATAATAATGAGAGAACTTAAATTACCCAGTAATAATTTAAATAGGAATAATTATATAGAAAACCTACCTGTAAATAATTATGGATATGTAGTACCTTGGGCTGTTAAAGTAAATGAATATGATGATGTTTTTATTAATAAAAAATTTATATATAGTCAACAACCTGGTGGTACAGTTAAGTTAAAAATTAAAAGAACTAATCAAGGTATAATTATATTTTTAGATAATAATTATAAATTTGACGATATTGGGGAACTTGATTCAATTCAAAACTATGAACCTGTTATAGGATTTGATGAAAATGAAAATGAAACTTTAGAAAACCAATTAGAAAAAGCTATTGAAGATGAAGATTATGAATTAGCTAATAAAATAAAAATAAAAATGAAACAACAAATAGACGAAATTAAAAGAATGCAACAATTAGCTAATATTAAGCTAAACGAAAATGTTAATCCCCAAGAACGTTTTGATGCAGTTAAAAAAGCATTAGATGGAAAAAAATATCAGATTAAAATGGAAAAAGATGGTATTTATATTAAATTAACAGGTAGAGAAGAAGAAGGTGAAGCTAATTCAGTAGAATGGGCTAAAGTATTAAGCTTTAGTAAAACACAAACCCCAGCTCAAGAGCAAGCTAAAGTAGCCGAATTTAATCAAGCACCTCAAAAACAAATTAGTATTTAATGAAAAATATAACAAACTTATGTATTGATTTACAAGAAGGTAAAATAAGTAAGAAAGATTTTTTACGTGAAGCACGTAGAACTTTTCCTAATTATATTACTAATGTAAATACATTCGAAGATACAATTAAAATATTTAAAGCCAAAAGTTTAATAGCTGAAGGATGTAATTGTGAAAGTCAATTAGATGAAGCAATTCCAAGAGATGAAGAACATGATGATCCTATAGATTTTGATACTGATAATCTCAGAATACCAAAACGTTCTTTAAGAATAGATAATGATTCAATTGAACCTGCAGCACCTAGTGAAGAAGATTTAGAAATATTACGTAATTTAGACATATATGGTAATGAAGATATGGTTGAAGATGATTTTAATTGGGTAGATTTAAATGAAAATCCAGAAGAAGATGAAGATGAAGATGATTATGAATGGAAAATAGATAAAGATGATGATTATGATATTGAAGATGACTATATAGCTGATTTAGAATTAATTGATTTTGATAATGAAACATTACGTGAAATAAAAGAACCTAAATTTAAACCAATGGGTTCTAAATGGGATGGTTCAGATTCAAAATATAATGGTATTGAAGGTAAAGACGAAGTAGATCCTTTAGAACAACAAATAGGAATGCGTTATGAAAGATCAATTGATCCAACAGGAACTATTGAAAAATGGATGAAAAAAGTTAAATCTAATTTAAGTAAACATTCTTATTATTATACTAAATTATTATTAGCAGGTGGAGATATTAAAAAAATAGAACCAGAAGTTAAAAAACGCACTGATTTACCAGTTGAAATGGATAAAAAAATGTCTAATACAACAGATAAGTTAAACAAAATGGAAAATCCTAAAGGTGTAGAAAAGGATAAAGCATCTGCTAATAAAGCTAAAAAAGAAACTACACCTAAAATTAAAGTTAAAGATTTAACACATAAAGCTGTTAGAGCTAAAGGTATTAAAGGTGTAATGGATATGACAGGTGGTAAAATGAAAAAAGTTAAGGGTTTAAATGAATTAGCAATCAATGACCCAAATGCAGAATATAAAAGAAGAAAAGCTGAACAAGGTCAAAATGTAAATGAACTAGAAGTTAGTAATGAAGGAATATTAAATCAAGTACAAAATTTTATAGATACTAAATGTCCAGATGAATGTCAAAATATTAGATTAACTGAAAAAAATCTAAAAGTTTATTTAAAATATGATTATTGGGATGAATTACCTACACATATATTAAGTGAATTAGAAACAAAATTTAATATTAAAGTAGAATCTAGTAATGAAGGTGAAGATGGTGTTAAAACATTTTATGTATTATCTCCTAAGATAACTTCTGAAATGATGCAAGAAATAAAAAGACGAATTAAAAAATTATTTAAAAAATAATGAAAGAATTATTAATAGACACAATCCCATTTAACTTTAGTATAGATTCAACTATAAATGAATCTAAAGCTGGAGGAAATGGTCGTATGCGTGTTAGAGGTAAAATACAGGAAGCAGAGGCTGAAAATGGAAATGGTCGTAAATATCCTAAAGCTATATTAGAAAGAGAATTTAATAAATATAATGAAGGCCCTGTTAAAAATAGAACAGCATTAGGTGAATTAGATCATCCCGATTCATCAGTTATTAATTTAAATAATGTTTCTCATTTAATTACTAAAATATGGTGGGAAGGTAATAATGTAATGGCTGAAATAGAATTACTAAATACTCCATCAGGCAGAATAGCACAAGAAATTGCATCTAATAATATTCCATTAGGTATATCAACTAGAGGAATGGGTTCCGTTAAACAAGTAAGTGAAAATACTGTAGAAGTACAAGATGATTTTGATTTATTATGTGCTGATTTAGTTTCAACCCCATCTACAAATAATGCTTATCAATATAAATTAAATGAAAATTTAAATCATATTTCAGATACTAAATATAGTAAAATTAATAATATAATTACAGATATTATTTGTAACCAAACCGGTGTGTGTGCATTATGTTAAAGTTAATGTCTCTTATATCTGAACTCGACATTAATAATCCTAATATAAATTTAGCAAAGGTAAAAGAGTATTGGAATTCAATATCAATACCTAAGTGGAACAATCATTGGAATTCATATTTAAAAATATGTAAACCATATATAAAAAAATATAATATTAGTGATGATTGGTTAGAAACATATGATTTTGATTTATTTTCTCAATCAGATTTAGAAAAAATTTACAGAGAATTAAAACAAATAATGAATAATTAAACGTTTCTAAAAAGAAACGTTTCTTTTTGTATGGTTTTGACCTTTGCTATATATTTATTAATAACCTCAATATATCATTATCTCATATGATATGGTTTAGAAAAAAATACTATTAAGATTATAATAATCTTATTTCCAACAAAAAAATAATTAAGGAAAAATGTCAAAAAACAATAATGTATTGCAAGATGCAATTGCTGATGCAAAAATGATTCGTGAAACTGCATTAATAAATGCTAAAAATGCTTTGGAAGAAACATTAAAACCTAAACTTGAAAAAATGATGTCTAGAAAATTAAATGAAATGGATGAATTCGGAAATGACGAATTAGAAGAAGATGTAGATCTTTCTTCAATCCTACAAGAATTAGAAGACGATTTAAATGAAAGTGAAGATGATAATGATGACAAAGATAAAGACAAAAAATCAGATAAAAAATCAGATGATAAATCACCATCAAAACCATCTAAACCTAAAGAAAAAACAGGTTCAGAGAAAGATGAAGATGATAAATCAGATGAAAAATTATCAAATTTAACAGTTGAAGAATTTACAACACTTATTCAATCAGTAGTAAGTCAAGAAATGAGTACTGGAACTGAAGATTTAGGTGGAGAAATGGGAGACGATTTAGGAATGGGAGATGATTTAGATGGTGGAATGGGAGACGATTTAGGTGGAGAAATGGGAATGGATAACATGGGAGATGATTTAGGTGGTGGAATGCCTGGTAGTGAAGATGAAGATGAATTTGATATTGATGAAATATTAAGAGAATTAGATGATATGGTTCAACCATCAAATGTTTCAAATTCTGGTTTAAATGAAAATAAAATATTAAAAAGAAAATTAAACGAAGCATATAAAGCTGTTAAAGTTTTACGTACTGAAATTAATGAAATTAATTTATTAAACGCTAAATTACTTTATGTAAATAAAATATTTAAAGCTAAAAATTTAAATGAAGGACAAAAATTAAAAGTTATTTCATCATTTGATAGAGCTACTAATGTAAAAGAAGTTAAATTAATATTTGAATCTTTAAATTCTAATATATTAAATCCTGTTAATCCTAATAAAAAATCAACTATAAAAGAAAACTTAGGATTTGCTTCAAAACCAGCAGGAATGTCTCAAAGAAAACCAATTTTAGAAGTTAATGATAGTCTTTTAAGAATGCAAGTATTAGCAGGTATTAAATAATAAAAAACAATAACAATAAAACAATAAATAAAAAACAATGAATATACAACAATTACTTGAATCATCAAACACATTTAAAGTGATTCAAGAAGACTCAAAAAGATTAGCCTCAAAATGGGTTAAATCTGGCCTTTTAGAAGGTATAAGAAATGACACTGAAAGAAACACAATGTCAATGTTACTTGAAAACCAAGCTAAACAATTAATTGTAGAAACCAACGTTGGTGGTGGTACAAATAGTATGAGTGGTGGTGGTTATAATTCTGAAAACTGGGCTGGTGTAGCATTACCATTAGTACGTAGAGTATTTGGTGATATAGCAGCTAAAGAATTTATTTCTGTTCAACCAATGAACTTACCATCAGGTCTAGTATTTTACTTAGATTTTAAATATGGTAATAGTATATCTCCATTTAGAGCAGGTGATTCTCTTTATAGTGCTAATCCTACAACAAATGTAACAGATATAAATGCTACTTCTTCATTATATGAAGCAGGACGTTTTAATTATTCAATTAATCCGTTTACAGCATCAGGTTTAACTGGTACTTCAGGTTCTGTAACATGGGCTGATATTAACTATGATTCAACTTATAACACGGCATCATTGAAAAAAGTTACAATTGTAGCTAATGCTATTACTGCTTCTATGGATGCAAACGCTGTTAGATCATTTGTTGCTTCAACTGGTTCATTTGTAGTAGCATCAGACATTTTACAACAATTTACTACTTATAACAATACTAATGGTACATTTGTATTTATTATAACTGGTTCATCTGTAGCTACAGTTTTACCATCAGGTGCTAACTATACTATGTTCTATAGTGTTCAACCTACTCCAGCAGCTCGTGGTGATTTTGAAAATGAAGGTACTTTATCTCAAGCTAACCCAATTGTTATTCCTGAAATTAATGTTCAATTAAAATCAGAACCAATTGTTGCTAAAACTCGTAAATTAAAAGCACAATGGACTCCTGAATTTGCTCAAGATTTAAATGCTTATCAAAGTGTTGATGCTGAAGCAGAATTAACAGGTATCTTATCTCAATATATTTCAATGGAAATTGATTTAGAATTGTTAGATATGTTAATCCAAAATGCATTTACTACTGATTATTGGTCAGCAAGAAATAACAATGTATGGAATGGTGCTGGGTTTACTCAACAATCAGCTACAACAGGTGGTTATTATAATGCACAAGGTGGATGGTTCTCAACATTAGGTACTAAATTACAAAAAGTATCTAATAAAATTCACCAATTATCATTAAGAGGTGGTGCTAATTTCATGGTATGTTCTCCAGCAATATGCACTGTATTAGAATCAATTCCTGGTTTTGCAACTGATGGAGATGGTGAAAAAGATACATTTAACTTTGGAGTACAAAAAATAGGTCAATTAAACAGCCGTTATAAAGTGTACAAAAATCCATATATGACTGAAAATGTTATATTAATGGGTTACAAAGGTTCACAATTCTTAGAATGTGGTGCTGTATTTGCTCCTTATGTGCCATTAATAATGACTCCATTATTATATGATCCAAACACATTTACTCCTCGTAAAGGGTTAATGACAAGATATGCTAAGAAAATGATCAGACCTGATTATTATGCAAGAATCTTCGTTGAAGGATTAGAAACAGTATAATTTAATTAACATTTAAAATAAAGGCCCAAACGAAAGTTTGGGTCTTTTTATTTGTTTTATAGTATAATTTTCGTATATTTATTGAAAAATAATAATTATATGTCTTACGATAAACCTAAAAAACCTAGACAAAATCCAATTAAATATAAAATTCAATTAAATGAAGAACAAAAAGAAGCAAAAAGAACAATTATAGATAATCAAATAACAATAATAACAGGACAAGCAGGAAGTGGTAAATCATTAGTTTGTGCTAATGCCGCTCTTAATTTTTTACAAGATGGATTAATAGATAAAATTTATAATACTAGAGCATTAATTGAAGTAGGTGAAACTATGGGATTTTTACCAGGTGATATAAAAGGTAAATTTGATCCATATATGGAAGCATTTGTAGAAAATTTATACAAATTGTATGATGAAGTTGCTATTAACAAGTTTATTGAAGAAAAAAAATTATTAGCAATGCCTGTTCAATTTGTTAGAGGTAAAACAGTAGATGATATTTTAATAATTGAAGAAGCACAAAATTTAACTAAACATCAGATGTTAGCATTACTTACACGTTTAGGTAAAACAGGTAAAATAGTTATTAATGGTGATAATGAACAACAAGATACTAATGAAGCTATTAATGGTTTAAAATATGTTATTAATTTATCTAAACACATTTCAGCAATTAAACACGTTAAATTAAAGGAAAATCATAGAAGTGGATTAGTTGGTGAAATATTAGATTTTGAATATAAACACAAAGGAAATTAATTAATTTAATATTTATAATAAATGAGTAACATCCCTATATGGTCTGGTTCAGGTGGTCCTATTTCAGGCTCAACACCTTTTGGTTTTTATGATTCTGATCTTGAATTTCAAGCAGAGGGACCTAAGATAGCGTTATGGGTAGCCCAACGTTTAGGGTATCCTATACATAATGTAGAACTTCAAGATATTAATATTTATACTGCTTTTGAAGAAGCTATAACTACATATAGTAATGAAGTATATCAATATAAAATAAGAGATAATTACCTTTCAATGGAAGGTAATATTACAGGATCTTCTAGTTGGAATAATCAACTTATAACACCTAATATGGGTGCTATAATTAGAATAGCAGAACAATATGCTAGTGAAGCTGGAACTGGTGGTAATATAACATTCCATACTGGTTCATTTCAAGTTTTAGCAGGTGTACAAGATTATGATTTAAATGATTATAATTTATGGGCATCTGGTTCTGGTATTACAGGTTCAATTGAAATTAAAAGATTATTTTATGAACAATCTCCAGCATTAGTTAGATATTTTGATCCATATAGTGGTATAGGAACACAATCTTTATTAGGATCTTTTGGATTTGGTAATACATCTCCAGGTATTAATTTTACTTTAATGCCTGTATATTTTGATATGCAGATAATGCAAGGTATTGAATTTAATGATCAAGTTAGAAGATCAGCATATTCATTTGATTTAGTTAATAATAAATTAAGAATATTTCCAATACCACAACAAGATTATACTTATTTCTTTCATTATATAATGAAAGATGATAGAAATAATGTTACAAATAATAATTTAGGAAATGCAGCAAGTGGGAGTGGTGGTACTAATTTAGTAACTAATATATCAAATGTTCCATATACAAATCCTGTATATTCTCAAATAAATGATTTAGGTAAACAATGGATTAGACAATTTACTTTAACAATAGCTAAAGAAATGTTAGGGTATATTAGAGGTAAATATCAAACTATTCCTATTCCTGGTGATTCAGTAATATTAAATAGCAATGATTTATTATCATCTGCTAAAGAAGAAAAAGTAGCACTATTAGAAAAACTAAGAGCAGATCTAGATGAAACTTCAAGAAAAATGCAATTTGAAAAAAGAGCAGCTGAAGCTGAATCAATGCAAGCTGAGTTAAATAAAATTCCTTTACAACTTTATATATTTTAAATGATAAAATTAACAAACATATTAAACGAACTTGAAATAAATAATCCATTACTTAAGACTTGGAAGGATAAATTTAGACAAATAATATTAAAGGAAAAAAAATCAAATATTGGTAATGATGATTATTATAATGGAATATTAGCAGATTTAGAAAATTGTAGATCAAAAGAAGACATTATAGATTTAATTGATAATGGACTTAGTTGGGGAGAATTAAGTACATCTGAATATTATATAAACGCAATATTTGATAATGGTAAATTAAATGAAGTTCAACACATTATTTATAAGATTGAAGTGTTAATTAAGGTAACAAATGATGTAAATAAAGTATTTGTTTATAATTCTATTAGAGGAATAACAGGAGTAGTAGTAGTATCAGTAGAACAAAATGATTATTTAGATAGTCAATCAACAGATAAACATGAATATTCTTTATTAAAATTAAAATATATGGTAACAACTACACCTGAAGAAGATATTAAGAAAATAAAAAAAGTAGCATTAGTAACTGACAAAATAGAAGGTTTAGTTCAATTTTTACCAAGATTTCAAACAATTCAAAAAGTAGGAGAATATTGATAAAGTTAATAAATATATTAAATGAATTAGGGATAAATAATCCTAATCCAGTTGCAACTGTTAAATTAGAGGAATATATAGAAAATGAATATATAATGTATGATGTATTTTTTAGTAAAAATACAGGTTGTGTTGGATATGTAGAGTTAGATGAAGAAAATAATACCTATAAAAACGTACTTAGATGTCCTATTAGTTCTCAAGAAGAAAAACAAGATAAATATTGTCAAAATTTAATTAAAGTTTATAAATTCAAAAATAATTTTATTAATCATGATCAATATTATAATATATTTATACCTTTTAAATATATTAAATTTGAAAATAATGAACATCCTCAAATAATAACACAACAATGAGTTTATACGGAGAAAATAGAGACATATCATTTATAAGACATATTAATAGAGAACTATTAAATAATATAATTGAACAAAAGTGTGGATTTTACAAATTATCACTAGAACAAACTGATTCAAATATATATGGAGAAAGCAATGGTAAAAAAACATATAATGATCCTGTATTATTAAATTGTTTAATTGATAGAGGAGAACAAAACGCTAGTTCAGGTGAAGAAGGTGTAGATATAAATAGAGATGTTAAATTTAGATTTTTAAGAGATGATTTAGCTGGATTAAGCTTAAGTACAGAATTAAACCAGGATGGAAAAGGATTTACATATAATATAGTACCTGAAATAGGAGATGTTATTTTATGGAATGAAGATTATTATGAAATAGACACAATAGTAGAAAACCAATTATTTGTAGGTAAAGACCCTTCATATTCATATTCAAATAATACAAACAATTTTGGTAATTCATTATCAATTATAGTATCAGCTCATTATACACGTTCAGAAAAATTAGGAATTGTTCAAGAAAGATTATGAGAAAATTAAAACCAATACCAAAAAATGAATCTGAAGTAACTCAACTTGCTTTAGAACCACCTTATTTAGGTACTAAGGGTGACTCTGATACTGTATTTACTCATGTTAGAGCAAATGAAATATCTGTTAAAGATGATGAAATAAAAGATTTATCAATTGGATTACAAGATATAGATAATGCAGTATTACAACATTTTATAAATAATATTAAACCTAATGTTATACATAATAATGTTAGATTAGAAGTTCCTGTTATTTATGGTTCACCTGAACGTTGGAAATCAGTTCAAAAAGATGGTTTTTATAGAGATAAAAACGGTAAATTAATGGTACCATTAATTATATTTAAACGTGAAAGTGTAGAAAAAGTTAGAACTTTAGGAAATAAATTAGATGCAAATAAACCTCATTTATATCAAGCCTTTAAAGAAAAATTTAATGTTAAAAACTCATATGATAAATTTTCTATATTAAATAATATAATTCCATCTGAAAAATATTATTTATCTGTAATACCTGATTATGTAAAGTTAACATATAGTTGCATTTTATTTACTGATTATATAGAACAAAATAATAAATTGATAGAAGCTATTGAATATGCTTCTGATTCATATTGGGGAGATTTTGAAAAATTCAATTTCAGAGTAAATATTGATAATTTTACAACAGCAACAACAGTAGAACAGGGTCAAGATAGAGCTATAAAAACAACATTAAATATTGTTTTAAATGGTTATATTATACCCGATACAATTAATAAACAATCTGTAGATAAAAATAGATATTTTTCAAAATCTCAAATAATATTTGATTTAGAAACAACAGGTTCATTATAATGATAAAACGTAGAAACATAATAGATCCTTTTTTATCAGGTTCATTTAGAAATAATACTAGAGGAACTGCATCTTATGGTAATGACATTACTAATTTTGTTATATCAGGTTCATTCATAGGACAATTCTCAGGTACAGCATCTTATGCTTTATCAGCTCCCTCAGTACCATCTATTTCAGCATCATATGCATTAAGTTCATCATATTCTAATTTTGCAAATAATGCACAAAATGCTGTATCGGCATCATATGCTCCACCATCTCCATCAATTTCTGCGTCTTATGCTTTATCTTCATCATATGCAGGTTTTGCATTATCTTCATCATATTTTAATAATATAAATTTTGCTTTAACCAGTTCTAATATATTTAAAGGAGACCAAATTATTACAGGATCCTTAAATGTAACAGGTTCTATATTTTTAATCAATAATAATACTAATATATTATCTGATAGTTCATTCATTTCAAATGATTTTTTTTTAATTAAAAATTCAATAAATTCATTTAGAATTAATGATAATGTAGGTATTCAAATAACTTCATCTGCTACTAACCCTCTTCAAGTATTAGATGCTAGTAATAAAAATTTATTACAAATATCTCAAAGTGGAATAATAATATTTGCAACTTCTTCAATTGAATTAACTGGAGATGCACCTAACGGAGGATTATATTTTACTTCATCATCAATATTTGTAGGAGTAAATTAATTTTCGTATATTTATAAACATAAATCAAATCAAATCAAATAATGGCAACTTGGAAAAAAATTATAGTCAGTGGATCTAATGCTGAGTTATTAAGTGTAACTTCTAGTAATGGAGTAATCGTAAGTACTAATCAAAAAATTAATCCTGCACCCGCTAATACTATATTAAGTGGTTCATTTAGTGGATCATTTCAAGGAAATGGCTCAGATTTAACAGGACTTATTGCTACTTCTGCATCATATGCTTCAACAGCATCATATGCTAGTACGACCACTTCTGCTTCATATGCTAATATTACAATCACATCTTCGTATTCAAACAATGCTACTTCTGCATCATATGCTTCAACAGCATCATATGCTATGAATATATCACCTGTAGTATCGGCATCATATGCTTTAACAGCATCATATGCTAATACGACCACTTCTGCATCATATGCTTCAACAGCATCATATGCTAGTACGACCACTTCTGCTTCATATGCAGGTACAGCTTCATACGCTTCTAATATTTCTAATTTAATTACAAATAATGTTAATAATAATATATTAACCTCTACAGGTGCTGAAAATATTAATGGTGAAGGAAATTTAACATTTGATGGAACTACTTTGAATATTACTGGAAATCAAATTATATCAGGTGATTTAACGGTTAATGGTACTACTACAACATTTAATACAGATAATTTATTAATAGAAGATAAATTTATTTTAGTATCTTCAGGATCTCTCACAGTGAATGATGGAGGTATAATAGTACAAGCTTCTTCTAGTGCTGGTGTAGCTAGAGGATATGCTTTATATTTTGATTCAAATGGTGATGGAACAAAATCACGTTGGTCACTTGCTGAAAATGCTGATTATAATGCTACTTCATTAACACCTACAAGTTTTATAGGTGTAATTTCAGGATCGGCTTCAGATGTTTCAGCTGCTCCTACTTATGGTATAGGAACAATGCATGTAAATACAACTTCAGGTGATATTTTTATATATTCTTAATAAATGAGTCTTATTACAAAAATTAACAACAATATTAACAACAATACCGCAGATTTAAATTCATTTAATTCTGATGAAATCAAATTCTTATTATTATTAATAAAATCTTCAGATTTTAAAGGTGAACATATAGAAATAATTTATAATATAATAGTTAAATTACAAAATCAATTTTTAATACAAAATACAAAATAAATTTGGAAACACAATTTTAATTTATTATAATTAATAATATTATTGACCTTAAAAGGAAGTAGGCACATCTAATGTGTATCTAATCATAGTACTATATATGCCAAACTGGAAAAAAATCATAGTTAGTGGATCTAACGCTTATTTAAATACAATAAATGCTCAATCATTTACTGGGTCTTTATTAGGAATAGCTACTCAAGCTATATCAGCATCATACGCAACAACGGCATCATATTTTCTTAATGCAACTCCAACAATATCAGCGTCTTATGCATTAACATCATCATATGCTCTATCATCTTCATATTCAAATAATACTACTTCAGCATCATATGCTAATACAACAACATCAGCTTCATATGCAACAAACTCGCAAACAACTGTATCAGCGTCATATGCTACAACATCATCATACGCTATTAATGCAACAACAGCATCATACGCAACAACAGCATCATATGCTAATACAGCATTATCAGCATCATATGCTAGTAATGCTTTATCTGCATCTTACGCTCCAGTACCTAATCTAGTTAATTCAGCTTCATACGCATTATCTGCTTCATACGCTAATAACGCACAAAATGCTGTGTCAGCTTCTTATATTTTATCCGCTTCATATGCACCAGCTTCTGTAAATAATAATGTAAATGATTATGTTGTTACTTCTACTGGAGGAAATTCATTAAATGGTGAATCTAGTTTAACATTTGATGGAACTATATTAAAAACACCTTCAATAAACACTGGAACTACAATAAATGGAACTATATTTGCAAAATCAGCAAATGTTTTATCATTATCAAGTACTAATCATGCTTTAACAACGGGTAATGAATCATCAGGTTTAAATATAGTATATGGTCTTTATTCTACTGTGTTAGGAATACAAGGAAGAAATAATGGTTTAGCATCCAATATATTTTTACAACCTTTAGGAGGAGGAATTTCAATAGGAGATGGAGCATTAACAGGTCAAAGAATATTAGCAGTTAATAATTCAGGAGCAGGAACAGGTGATTATGCATCTATAGAAATCAGAAATGGAGCATCTGGAACAGACGCTCTAAGATTATGGTGTATGGGGACAGGATGGACTACAGCAGCTATGCAATTTCAAGATGGAGCAGTTGTATCAACAGGAACTGGTATATCTGGAGGAATAAGTTTTGGTACTCAAGCTGCTGCAGATATAAGACTTTATACAAATAATACCCTTAGGACTACAATTGATTCAAACGGTTATACAAATATGACTAATAGGCTTGCTACGGGTTATGCAACTGTAGCAAGTGCTAACAATCTTACACTAACTACAGGTAATGTTTTTGGTATTACAGGCACTACACAGATCACAGCTATTACCAATACCAATTGGCAGGCAGGAAGTCAAATAATACTAATTTTTGCAGGGGTATTGACGGTAAAAAATAATACTGCAGGTGGTGCAGGTACTTCACCAATGTTATTGTCAGGTGCTGCTGATTTTGCTACTACTGCAAATGATGTGCTTATGTTAGTATATAACGGTACTAATTGGATAGAGGTTTCACGTTCAATAAATTAATAAAACAAATATGGAAAACACAACGTACAAAATTGAAAACAATCAAATAGTAGAAACTACAACAACTGAAAAAGAATATGATCCAAATAATTTAATATCAGATTTGGAATATGAAAAAGAACAACTTATATTTGGAAGAGATAAATATGTAAATGATATAAATTCTAAACTTGAGTTAATAAATTCTAAACTTGAGTTAATAAACAATTTATTAAAATAATTAAAATATGGATATTATTGAAATATTTAAAACATGGGTTATATCTTTTAATCCTACTCAAGAACAACAAGATATAGCCAATGAAAGAATTAAAATATGTAATGGATGTGAATCAAATACATATTTAACATTATTTGATACGCATATATGTAATAAATGTAAATGTCCTATATCTAAAATAATATTTACTGAAGATAAAAATAAATGCAAACTACAAAAATGGAAAAACTAACACAACAAGAACAAGAAAGAATAAAATTTATACAAGATGGATTTATAAATACGCTTTTTGAATTAGGAAAAATTAATTTTGATTTAGATAATATAAAAAATCAATTAAATTCTAAAAAACAAGATTTATTATCAACGTTGTATAATTTAAGTGAACAAGAAAAGGAATTTATATCAGAATTAACTAATAAATATGGTTCTGATAAAAATATAAATTTAGAAACATATGAAATTAAATAATTGTTGCTAAATATTTTATATATTTATAGATACAATAATATAATTTAATTAAAAATATGGAACAAATAATTTCTCCTGGTCAATTTATGCAGGAAAATGATAAAAGTTTAATAACACAAGGTCCTAAAGTAGTAGGAGCAGCAATAGTAGGTCCAACAGTTAAAGGAAACCCAATGGTACCTACAGTAGTTACATCATATCGTGAATATCTATCTAAATTTGGAGATATTTTTCAAAGTGGTAGTAACTATTATGAATATTTTACATCTATAGCTGCTAAAGAATGGTTTAGTGGTGGTGGAAAATCATTACTTGTAACTAAAATAGTTTCAGGTTCAAGTGGTTATGATACTTTTGCACAATCAACAGTTTTAAATAAAAATTCAACATTAGCATCATCATCAGTAGCATTAGCAAATGCATTACTTAATACAGGTTCATTTGATATTAGTACTGGTGGTAATACTTACACTTTTCAAATAACAACTGCCTCGTTAGTAGATACAGCTAATACATTTTATGTATCAATGGCAGCTACAACATCTTCAACTGCTACAAATGTTATAAATAAAGTTAATTCTAAATCAGTTTATGTTAGAACATCAGCATCTGCTACAGGTTCATTAACATCAACAATAATGTTTAAATCAACAGTTCCAGGTGCTGTAAATACAGTAGTTTCAGGAAGTGCTTTAACTAATAATACTGATGTTACATCATTTATAGTAGAAAGTTTAGGATGGGGTAATTCAATGAATAATAGTGGAAGTATAATTTTAGGAAGTGCTAATACATTAGTTTCAGGTTCTTCTAAAAATATTAGATATGAAATAAATTATGTAGATAATACAACTGGTAATTTTACTTTACTTGTTCGTAGAGGAGATGATTCAGATACTAATAAAAATGTATTAGAAACATGGTCTAATTTATCATTAGATGAACAATTACCTAACTATATAGGACGTGTTATAGGTGATCAAAAATTAACATATAGTGTTACTGATCAGATATTACAAATAGCAGGTAACTATCCTAATTCTAGTCAATATATTAGAATCAAACCTGGAAGTATAAATAAAATACCTAATTCTATATTACCTAATGGATTATTTAATACAGCTTTATCAGGTAGTTTACCTTATACAGGTAGTGGGAATGCATATGGTGCGTTAGCAGGAGGTTTAGCAGCTACCAATTTAAATGGTATATTTAATGAAAATTTAACTTCAACATCAACTAACTGTCAAGGATTTACATATTCTGATTATGAAAATGCTTTAAATTTATTATCTAATAAAGATGAATTTGAATTTAAAATATTATTAGTACCTGGAGCTACTTTAGGTGATGGTCCTTTAAATCAAATTACTGATGATGTGATTGCTTTATCAGAAAATAGAGCAGATAATATTAGTATAATTGATGCTACTGCATATGGTCAAACACCAGCAGCTGCTATAACAGCAGCAGCAGCTAGTACTTCAACTTATGCTGCAGCATATTATCCATGGGTTCAAACATATAGTCCTAATTTAGGAAAAGCAGTATGGGTTCCACCATCAGTAGTAATGGGTGGTGTTTATGCCTTTAATGATGAAGTAGGAGCACCATGGTTTGCACCAGCAGGTATTAATAGAGGAGGAATAGGTTCAGTTATTAGAGCTGAACGTAAATTAACTCAACAAAATCGTGATGATTTATATTCTGCTAATATTAATCCATTAGCTACATTCCCTTCAGAAGGTGTTGTTGCATTTGGTCAAAAAACACTACAAAAACGTCCAACATCATTAGATAGAGTAAATGTAAGACGTTTATTAATTGAATTAAAAGGTTTCTTAGGTAATACTGCTAGAAAATTAGTATTTGATCAAAATACTCAAATAACTAGAAACCGTTTCTTATCAGTTGCTGAACCTTATTTAGAATCAATTACTCAAAAGCAAGGATTATATGCTTATAAAATAATAATGGATAGTAGTAATAATACTTCAGATGTTATTGATAGAAACCAATTAGTAGGTCAAATTTATATTCAACCAACTAGAACAGCTGAATTTATAATTCTTAATTTCACATTAACACCAACTGGCGGAAGCTTTGATTAAATAAAATAACCCAAGATTTGTAAGAGTCTTGGGTTTTTATATATTTATTAATATAAAAATAAACATAAATAAATGCCACGTATATTAGATACAAATGAAATATTTTTTACAGCTTATGAACCACAAGTCGAAAATCGTTTTATTTTTGAAATAGATGGAATTCCTGCATATTTAATTAAAAAAGCATCTGCTCCAGGTTTTGATGCTAGTGAAATTACATTAGATCATATTAATATTTACCGTAAAGTAAAAGGTAAAGTTAAATGGAAGGATGTAAATATAGAATTATACAGTCCTATAGTTCCATCAGCTGCTCAAGCAGTTATGGAATGGGCTCGTTTAGCTCATGAATCTGTAACAGGTAGAGATGGTTATAGTGACTTTTATAAAAAAGATTGCACAATGTCTGTTTTAGGTCCTGTAGGTGATGTAGTTTCAGAATGGAAACTTAAAGGTGCTTATGTTAAAACAGCTGATTTTGGTAATTTTGATTGGTCTAGTGGTGAAAATGCTGTAATGATTACAGCTACACTTACTATGGATTATTGCATCTTGAATTACTAGAAATTTAATAATAATTTTAGAACCCTTCTCGAAAGAGGAGGGTTTCTTTGTTTATGTTGGAAAGTCAAGATTCTTCGTATAGCTTCAACTCTCTTATTTCATTTTAATAAAAAGTTTGGAAAATTAATAAAAAGTGTATATATTTATATTTACATTAAATTAATAATAAAAATGAATGAATTAAGTGAAATAATAACATTACCTTCAAAAGGGTTAGTCTACTCAAAAGAGTCTGCATTATCAAAAGGTGAAATCGAAATGCGTTATATGACGGCTAAAGATGAAGATATATTAACTAATCGTAGTTATTTAGAAAAAGGTATTACTGTAGATAAATTATTACAGTCATTAATAGTTACTAAAATAAATTATGATGAATTAATAGATGGTGATAAAAATGCTATTCTAATTGCAGCAAGAGTTTTAGGTTATGGTAAAGATTATGAATTTGATTATATTCATCCAATCACAAGACAAAAAGAAAAAGGTAAAATAGATTTATCTACTATTAAAGATAAAGAAATTAACGAAGAACTATTTAAAGATGGAAAAAATGAATTTGAATTTAAACCACCTATGACTAATAATGTTATTGGTTTTAAACTTTTAACTCATGGTGATCATAAAAAAATTGATGCTGAAATTAAAGGATTATTAAAAATAAATCCTAATAGTTCATTCGAATCATCAACACGTTTAAAATATACTATAATTAGTATAAATGGAAAACAAGACACAGCTGATATTAGACAATATGTTGATAAAGATATGCTTGTTCAAGAAGCTAGAGCATTAAGAAAACATATACAAGAAATCCAACCTGATGTAGAATTAAGATATTATCCAGAAGACACTGAGGAGGGTGTTGATATTCCCATTGGGATTACATTTCTTTGGCCTGACTTCAAGCTATAGATTTAGTTTATTTTCAGAAATACATGAAATAATATTTAATAGCAAAGGTGCTTATGATTGGGAAACAGTATATCATATGCCTATTTGGTTACGTAAATTTACCTTTAATAAATTAAAGGAATTTTATGATAATGAAAATAAAAATAATGAAGTAATTAATCCAAATACACATAAGGAATTAATAGCAAAACCAAACATACAACCAACATATCAAACAAAGAAAGCATCCAAATAGGGTGCTTTCTTAATATTTATTAATATGATTAAGTTAATGCAATTATTGGAATTAGAAGTAAATAATCCTAATATTAATATTGAAACAGTATTAAAATTATGGAATGAATCAATAATTAGATTTGTTTTTTCTAATGATAATGCTTGGAAAGAATATCAACAAATTATTACACCATATTATAATAAATATGGTGTTTTTAAAGATACACGTTTTGATCGTTCTGATTTAGATGTTTTATCATCATTAGAACGTAATAAGTTTTATCATCAATTAAAACAACTAGTACAACGTTATGGCTAATAGAAATATAGATAATGCAGATGCATCAGCAGAAAAATTAGCTCAACAACAAGTTGGTGAGTTAGGTAAAGCATATGAAAATGCAGCAAATCAAGCTAAAAAGCTTAAGGATAATACATTAGAATTAACTAATGGTGAAAAAGAATTAGTTAGTTTATCAAAACAATTAGAATTATCATTAGCTAATATAGTCGCTTCAAAAGTATTATATAATAAAGAAAATAGAACCTCAGCTAAAATTAATGAAGAATTAAAGAATTTAGAAAAAAGTTTATTAAATCATAATAAAAATAGAAGAGATATTCAATATGAAATTAATGATGCTTTATTAAAAGAACAAAATAATATTAATAGAACAGGTGCTTTAATTAATAGTTTAAATAAGGAAATAGCTGATGGTAAAAAAATATTAGATGATTCTGAAGATAGATTAATTGATCTTAAATATAAAAATTTAGAGGATAGAGAGGAAAAATTATTAGCAATTAAAGCAGGTAATATAGGTAAAATAGCTGATTTACAGGATAAAATAGATCAAAGAAGTATAGAGATCTCTAAAGCAATGCAGGATCATAGAGGTTTTAGTGATTATTTAAAAGATTTAGAAAAAGAAGTTAAAAAGCAAGAAATTTTAAATGAATTAGCAATTGATAAAGTTGAAGCTTTAGAAAATACAGAAAGAATTAATGATGAATTAAAAGGTGATTTAGAAACCGAAATTGAACTCTTAAAGAAAATAAAAAAACAACAAGATCGTAAAGAAGTATCAGATAGTATTGGAAAATATTTATTAAATAAATTTACAGGTTTATTAGCATTATTAGGTTTAAAAAATTTAGTTGGTACATTATTTGAAGCAGATACTCATGTTACTAACATGGCTGAAACCTTAGGTTTATCAAAAGATTATGTTAGAGATATTAGACATGGTTATGTTGAATTTGTTAAAACCATTAAAGATGGTAGTTTATCAGTTACTGATATGATTGAAGCTCAAGCTAATTTATCTAAAGAATTAGGTATAGCAGTTATATTTGCAGATACAGAATTAAAAACATTTAATGATTTAACTAAATTAATGGGTGTATCTAATAAAGCCGCTGCAACATTAAATAAATTAGCTAAATCAACTACTGATAATACTACAAAATTAAATTTTGAATATGAAAAATATGTAACTTCAGCACTTGAAAGCGCTTTTCTAGCGGGAGAACAATTACATTTACACGTGTCAAGTAAAGATATTCTTGAAGATATGGGTAATTTAAGCGCTGGTATTTTAGTTAAATTTCAGGGAAATCCTAAAGCATTAGGTGAAGCTGTTATACAAGCTAAAAAATTAGGTTTATCATTAGAACAAGTAGACAAAATAGGTGAATCATTATTAAATTGGGAATCATCAATTGAAAATGAATTAAAAGCTGAATTATTAACAGGACGTGAATTAAATTTAGAAAGAGCAAGAGCTGCAGCATTATTTGGTGATCAAGCATCATTAATGCAAGAAATATCATCTCAAATTGGTACACAAAAAGATTTTACTAATTTAAATGTATTAGCACAAAAATCATTAGCAGAATCATTTGGTTTAAGCAGAGATGAAATGGCTGATATGTTATTACAACAAGAAATGATTAATTCTAATATTAAAGGAGCTGATGAATTAACAGCTAAACAAAGAGCAATATTTGCAGAACAAGGTGGTGATTTAGGAGAATTTATTAAAAAACAAGGTATGCAATTAAGTTTACAAGAAAAATTTACAAAGTCAATGGATAAACTTAAACAAACCGTAATTGATTTAGTAGATGGCCCATTTGGTAAATTATTAAATGGTATAATTACTATATTAAATAAAACTTGGGTATTAAATACTTTATTTATAGGTATTAGTGGAATGATGGGTGGTATTATGTTAAAAAATATGATGGCTTTAGGAGTAAGTTTAGCTAGATTAGTAGGATTATCAGCAGCTGAAGCAGCATTTACAACTACTTCAGCATCTATGAGAAGTTTTGGTATAGGGGCAGTTATTGGATTAACAGCGGCAGGTATTGCTATAGCATCAATGAATAGTAAAGCTGCTGAATCAGCACAAAAAGCACAAGAAGTGCCAGATGGTATAGCACCTTCATCACGTGGTCCATTTACAATTACAGATAATTATGGTGCAACTGCTATAACAACAAAAGGTGATGGTTTAGCAGTAAGCCCTAATATTAATAGAGGGTCAAATAATCAACAATTTTATGATTATAAAAAATTAGAAGATAAATTAGAAAAATTAATTGCAATTAATCAACAACAATATGAAGTAGCTAAAGGTGGAAATGTTATTCAAATAAATGAATTTGCATTAGGAAAAGCAGCACCATTAGCATCATTTAAAGAAAATTCAAGAACATTTTATTAATTATGATAAAACTAACACAATTACTTAACGAATTAGAAATAAATAATCCTATCAAATTAAATAATAATACAGCTAAATATTCAATTATTAAATTACTTAAACACTTTAATATAAATTGGGAAAACCCAGATAATAGTTATGATATACCTTTAGATCAAATAGATAAAAGATTAAAAAATTTCTTAGAAGATTTAGAATGGACTGAAAATTATGAATTTGAAATGAATAATAGAGTTGTATCAACATGGATTGTAACTGATGGTCTTACTGATGAAAAAGTAGTAGAAATTATTATTACTTAATATTTATATACAAAACACAATATTATGCCTGTAATAGATCAATTAACAATAAGTAATTTAAGTTTAGATGGACCAACTGGTTTATCAGCTAGAATATATGGATATTTTCCACAACCAAGTCCAATAGATGGTACTACTGCAACACCATTACATAGAGATTATTCTATATTTAGTAATCCAAGTAATACATATATAAAAAATTTTAATGGAACCGTTTTAAATAAACCTGAATCTAATTTAGATGAAACTGATCCAATAGCTCCACAAAATTTAACTGGAATTCAAATATATAAGTCTACAGCTGGACAAAACTATGATGATTTAGGTCCTGCTGACGGACATTACTAAAATAACTAATACAACTAATGATAAAATTAATGAATATTATTAATGAATTAGAAATAAATAAACCAACTAAAATTAAAGATGTAAGCACTCTTATTAAATTATTACAGAAAGCTTTAAGAAGTGATGATAAGAAGGTTGCTAATTGGGCGGGTACTAATTTATGGATAAAACACCCTACAAATTATTCTAATTTAGAATATAATTGGATGATAATTATGTCAACTTTTCATAAATTTAAATATCCTGGACCTCATATAATATCATATGAAGGGTTTTTAGAGAAATTTACTAGACCTCAGATAGATAAATTTGGAAAAATAATTTTTTCTAAACTTAAATATCCTTTAACTGAACACTACTAAAATAACTAATGAGTTTAAAAAATAAATTAGATGAAACAAAACTACGCTCATTAACTTATGGTGATAATGGGCCTTACGTTGTTGTAAACGTAGTGGATCAATCATTTGATAGAAATGAAAAAAACTCATTAACAGATACTGCTTTAAATTTATTACCTGATAATTTTAATATATTAGGAAACGATATAAATTTACGTAATACTAGAACAGGAGCGGCAACAATAGATACAGTTAGAATAGGACGTTTCTTAACTGATCCCAAACATGGTCCTCAGTTCATAGCTAAACAAATTGGTTTACAAGCTATGAATATTAATTCTAATTTTGGTAATGGTCCTTTATCGAATCAAATATATTCACCTGTTAATACAATAGGTCAAGTAGCAATATCTGGAGTAGGAGGACATATTAAAAGAGCTGGATTAATTCCAGGTCAAGTTTCGGATGTTTTTGGTGATATGGATTCTTATGAAAAAATAAAAGAGGGTGAGAAATTAAGAGAGGGTGAGAATCAATTAGTTAAATTTAGAAATAAATTAATATTCTTAGAATCAACAGAAGATTTAGATACTAGTACTCAGTTTTTATCTAAAATAAAAACAAATAGATTTTTATCTAAATTAGTTAATTTTTTAGATGGGGATAATAATATATATTCATATGTAGGTGGACCTAAATCATTTTATGGTATAGGATTTACTAATATCAAAAGATATTATAATACATTAAAGGATGTTTATAAAAATGATGGAATAGGTTTAAGAGGATTTATTCCTTATACAGGTTTTACAGATATTAATTATAATATTGAAGCAATACCTAATGGAACTAAAATACCATATCAATTATTATATGGAGCTAGTAATAAAGCTTTAGAAATATACCCTGATGAATTTAATAAAATTATATTAGATGAAGATACTGTAAATGGAGTTACTCCAATATACTTAAGTCAAACTGGATCAGATGTACCTTCAACATTATTTTCATCATTTAAAAATGCTAAAACTTATTCACAAAATCCTGATACTCCATATGTTTATGCAAATAATTCAACATCATTACCCAATGATAATAAAAATATATTTTATTGTAATCAAATAGGTAAAATTATTACAATAGGAGGAAGTTGGTTTGAAAATAGTAGAGAACAAAGAATTGGAAGTGGAAAACAAGATCAAATAAATTTAACACCTTTATTTACTGAAAAAAAGGCTCAAAATGATTATGTTAAAATAGGAGATAAACACTTTAATGTAAGAGATTTAGTTAAATTTAGAATTGAAACAATTTTAGATCAAACTAATTCAAATTGGATGATTTTTAGAGCGTATATTACAGATATATCAGATAGTGTTAATGCTGAATGGTCAGATATAGGTTATATTAATAGATCTGAAAAATTAAAAATATATAATGGTTTTAATCGTTCAATTAATGTTAGTTTTAAAGTAGCATCATTATCTAAAGAAGAAATGAAACCGATGTATCAAAAATTAAATTATTTAATGTCAGGAATGGCAGGTAAATATAATAATGGTTTGTTAGAAGGTACATTTTCAAGAATAACTATTGGTAATTATATTGATAGACAACATTGTATAATAAAATCATTAACATATAAAATACCTAACGATTCACCTTGGGAAATATCAATGAGAGAACCTGAAGGTGAAGATAAATTATTAATTTTACCTCATATAATAGAAGTATCATTAACATTAACACCTATTGGAGTTAATAATCAAGGAAATAATGAATTACCACAAAGAACTGATGATAATAGTTTAAGTTGGATAGCTCAAAATGATAATGCTGATGTTAATTATATAACAGGTGGTATTAATTCAGGTGAGTTTGAAAATAAAGATAAATTTACAGAAGGTCAAGATGGAAATCTTACTTTTCAAAGACAAGAATTAAATATAGCATAATGATAAAATTAACACAATTAATTAACGAATTAGGAATAAATAATCCTAATAAAATTCCATTATATTTTATTAATGATGATTATGTATATGTTTTATTAGATAATAAATATAAATATAAAGGCTATGTAGATGAGGGTTGTGTATATTTTAATCTTAATTCAGGTTTACAACCATATGAATATGCAGCTGAATTATTAAAATACTTATCTAAATTTAAAATAGATGTTGATGGATATGATATAAATCAGGAGGCAATTGGTATAGAAATTCCTTTAGATAAAGTAAATATAAAAAATATTAATGATTAACGAAATTAAAATACAACCTTTTACAAGTAAAAAATATTACAAAAATAATATTTACCCATCAATACCATTTGATGAGAGTGATATTTATATTATTACTAGAGTAGGAGATAGATTAGATTTAATATCATTTAATTATTATGGTTCAACTGATTATTGGAAAATAATAGCTGCTGTAAACAATAATGTTACTAATGGTTCATTATTTCCTACACCTGGAACTCAGTTACGTATTCCTCAAAATATTAATAAAGTTTTAAAAATAATTGAAGGTGCAAATTAATAACAATATAAATGTCAATATTTAACTCATCATTTCCCAAAACAATTCAAAATGAATTATATGCTAGACAAAACAATTTATTAAATCGTTCTAACATTAATTCATTAATCCAGCCTACAGCTTGGATTAGAATGACGTCTGGGGTGAATACATTAAAAGATGATGCATTAAAAAATATAGAAACTGGAGATTATTTAGATAGTGATTACGATAATACTTTAGCTAAACAAAATGTATTATCAAGCATTTTAGGTGGAAATGAAAATCCTCAAGGTGATTTATTAAAAGGATATACAACTAAAAATAGACATGGTATAAGACCATTACCTGGTATAACTAATTTAGATTGTCAATCATTTTCAGCAAATGGTTCATTACGTAAAGTTACTGTAAAATTTAATTGTTGGGATAATTCGCAATTAGAAATTATGGAACAATTATATATGAGACCAGGATATGTAATTTGTGTTGAGTGGGGATGGACTCAAGAATTAAGTACAGGTAAAAGATTACAATTACCTAAATTTGGAGAAAAATTTTTAGAAAGTGGAGGTGAATTTCAAAGTAAAACATTAATGCAATTGTATGAAATAGCTAATACAGAAGTTCAATCAGTTAATGGTAATTATGATATATGTTTAGGAAAAGTACAAAATTTTAATTGGCAATTAAGAAAAGATAATGGTTATGATTGTGATGTAACTATTATAACATATGGTGAAATTTTAGATAGTTGGAAAATTAACAATATAGATCTAGATACAAATATATCTGAAAATGGAATACCTTTAGGAAATGCTGAAACAAAATTAGATTCAGAAGGCATTAGTAAATATGTAGAAGGAAAGTTATGTGGTATTTTAAATGATTTAAATGAATATGCATATGATCAAGCAAAAATATATTTTTTAGATAAATCATTATCATTTAAAGCAGATTTACCTAATGTTGGTTCACTTAATATGCATTTTTCTCACTTTAGTAAGGATATTATTAATCCTCAGAGTGTAATGATATCAAAAAGATCTAATATATCAGCATATATAACATTAGGTAGTTTATGTGATATATTAAATTATTATATGTTAAATTCAAATATAATAAAATTATCTACATTTGAATCTAGTTCATTTGCATGTCAAGCACATCCATTTCAATTACCATGTGATCCTAATATTTGTTTAATTAAACCTCAAGGATGGATTGATGGAATAGCATATAAAGAAGGTAAAGAAGAAACATATAATATATTACCTGGTAAAGAATATTCAGTTGATATAAAAGATAAAGTACTTTATTTAATAGGTAATCAAAATACTGAATTAATATATAAAAGTTTTTTAGAAATATTAGAAAAAGAATTAACTACTAATAACTTAGAAACGTCTCTTAATAATATTCAACAATATATTGAATATAATATTGATATTCAAAAAACTGTTAATAATGGGGATGGAACGTTAAATTTAAAATTTAAAGGATCAAATAAAAATTATATAACTAAACTTGATTCAAACAATAATCAAACTATTAATTTATATGATTTTTTAAAATTAGATAAAAATACAAGAATTGGTTTTATACAACAAGATATATTACCAATAGCTGGTACTAAAAATTTAGTATTATTTTCAGACTTAATTACATCTAAATCCACTGTTTCTGATGGAGAATTTAATTATGCTAAACTTACATATCCAAATGTAATAAAAGCTTTTACACAGAAAATATTTCCTCAAAATAGATGGGAAATAAATATAATGGATAATTTTGAATCATTAAATTCATTGATAAATAAAGATCGTACATTTAGTCAAAATACTATAGATTCATTTAGACCCAAACAATTTAAAGATATTCAAGAAACATTAAAAAATCGCTTTAATGATTTAGAACCATATTTCATTAAACCTAATGAAAACAATTATAGAAAGGGAGACATATCAAACATTTATTTAAATTTAAATTTTTTATATAGTTTAATTAAACCACAAAGTGTAAATAACGATAAAAATAATAAAAATGAAATTGTATTAAATACATTTATTAAGGATATATTATCAAGAGTTCAAAATAGCATTGGTAGTATGAATGCATTTGAAATATATGCAGATCCAATAGATAATATAGCTAAAATAATTGATAAAGATTTTGTTGAATCTCAAAATGTAGATCCTTTTAGATTCGATGTAGATTATAATAAATCACTTATTATTAATCATAATATTAAATCACAAATATTTCCTGAACAAGGTACTATGGTTGCTATTAGTACTCAAGCATCTTCCGGTAAATTAGGTATAAATAATAAAGGTTTAATTAATTACAATTTTAAAGTTCGTAATAGATTTGTAGATATTACATCACCTAATGATAGAATTACTAATGTAGAATTAAATAAAGATACAATTGATACTAATAATCCATTATATTTAGCAGTATCGCAATTAGCATTTTATACATCTTTATTAAATTTTAGAGGTAATAACAACTCAGAGGCCACTAATAATGTTAATTTATTATCATTAAATAATTCATTAAGAGATTTAATAGTATATTGGGATAGTAAATATGATAAAAAAGCATATAAATCTATGCCTATTCCTATAGTAGTTGGATTAGAATTTTTAGGAATTGCAGGAATTAGAATAGGTAATATATTTAATGTTGAAGGGGGTTCTAAAAATATACTTCCTGCTAGTTTTGGAAATGATTTTGACTTTTTAGTTAGAAACATAGGTCAAACTATTGATAATAATACATGGAATGTTAAAATAGAAGG